TGCTGCCTTGAGCGGATTACTATCAAGCACGAATATGTTCATTCAATCACCCCTAATGATTTTCTCCACATCTCTCTCCATTCCTCGACAGGCTCTTTCTCGTCAATCATTTCAAAAAGATAGTTGAGAAATTCCTTCTTGCCCCACGTCTTATTCTTTCCCGTGAGTCTTGACTCGTAGTGCTCAATATGATGCTCTTGTTCCCGCGACAGGCTGTTGAAATGCTTGAGGACCTCTGATTTCCTACCGTTCTTCATGACGTCATGGAACGTGAAGAGCAACCACTTGTAGTGGTCCCTCTCATTCTTGATGTGCTCTACAATCTCATATGGAGTTGCTATGTATCCCATTATTCCAACACCTTCCTGAGTCTGCCCAGCAGTACCTCCATCTTGTCGATGGTGTCCTGTATGACGAGCCGCTGCTTCCTCTCCTTGGCCAACGTGCGCTTGTGGCTCTGGAAGAACTCCAGCACTGATTTATAGTCATCTTGTTGGGTGTTTCTACCCCGCCTCTTGAGCGTGTTGAACCGCTGCCCACATGAGCCCTCGGTCCTACCTAGCCTCTTTGCGATCCTCCGCCTCTGGACATGGTCTCCACGCTTTACCTCACCCCACAGTGACAGGAGTTGCTCGTCCTCTGCATTCGTCCATTTCTTGTTCTTTCTCTTTGCTTTGCTCATTCTTCTCACTCTTCCTTCTTTGCTCCTTTAAGTATGAATTACAACATGAACACGTCGTCTCCCGAGTATGGCGGCTCGATACCATCCAACTCCGAAACGTCCAAGCCCATCTGCTTGGCCATGAGTTCAACCTGCTTCTCATGATCGTAGATGGGGACCTCTGACCTCTTCGCCAGTTCGATCGCCTTGTCCTGATCGATCATCCCCTGCTTGGTCATCTGCATGACGACCATCACAGCCTCGGTCGAGATGCCCTCGCCGTACACCATGCTCATCGGTCCCTTGACCGTGATCAACGGCTTGGCCCTGTCAGCGTTCACCGCTATCTCCAGCCCCGCTAGGATGCTGGGGTGTACTCCTGTCTCAGAAGAAATGTCCTGAATGAGCATCTGCCAGCCCACGATGTCGAGCGGCTCCTCGTTGATCATCATCAGGCTCTGGTTTATCCAAGCCGCATGCTGTGACATGCTGTCCTGTACGATTGACTGGAGCGTGTCCAGCGTGTCCATGCGGGAGAGCATGTAGGTCCAAGTCCTGTCGGGTATCCTCATGCCGTCGACCTGCTTGGCGACGGTGCCGAGATACTCCAGTGCGTACTCGATGGTGCTGTCAATTACCTTGCTCATTCTTCCTCGCCCCTGTAGTGCATGAAGTTCGACATGTAATTCTCGTTGACTCTGATCGTCCTGTCGTCCCACGCGAGCGTGTAGATGCTGATGGTCTTCTTCCCATCGACCTTCATCCTCTCTTCGTCCACGATGACATACATCTCACCGGTGTACACGTTTGCCACGGTGTCTGTTATCATCCACTTTCGTATCATTACTCTTCCTCCTCTTCTATCTCTGCATTTTCCATGTCCCTCTCGGTTCCAAAGGCCTCGATGAACCACAGGTAGTACCCCACGTCCTGCAGTCGGTCCAGTGCCTCTCTCCCCTCGTAGGCCAGTGCCCCGGCCATCTTGCTAAGTTGGTGCATCAATTTCTCTTCTGTATTCATTCCTCATTCACCTCATCATTACTCTCAGGTAGTAGTACTGGTGCTTGGTCGGCACCAAATTGGTACGACCACTCCACGCCACAGTCCTTGCACCTGAGATTCAACTCGTGGACGTGGGTGAAGGTGCCGTCCCTCCCGGCCCACTCCCAGTCGTGCCAGTCTCGTGTGGAGCACTTCTCCATCGTCTTCAGTTGGTTGTACTCCTGCTCGAGGGTAGTCGCCTCGTTCGTCAGTTCGTACATCTTCATCTCCAGTTCCGCTATCTTCTCGTTCACGTTGTATGTCATGCAACCACCTCGCCCTTGTGCTCCCTGCCCTCGGAGTATATCTTGTAGCACATCTCCCTCAAGCCCGCTGCCACTGCGAAGACGCTTGGCCAGTCATCAAAGCCGGGGACTTCGTTCCTGCAATATGTCTGGGGGTCATCGATCGAACCCCACATCTCCACTGTGATGGACTCGTGCACCCACTCGCCCTCCTTCACTCTCTCCAGATCGTCATACGCGTTGTCCATGTCATACTCAGCATAACTCATCTCGTCGTGGGCATCTTCCACATCGTCCTCATCTGCATCCTCGTCCTTGTCCAACTTCTTCCAGATGTCCTCCTTGTCACAATAGGTACTCAAGGCGGCATCGTACTTCTCCTCCGCCTCCTTCACCTTCTCCTCATCGACATGATTCCACTCGACGTCAAAGCACACCTCGCGGGGGAGTAACTCGTGGTCCCCATACCAGACACCACCTGACAGATGGAACCCATCGACCTCATGCGACCAATCGAAGTCACCACTGTCAGGCGATCCCATCTTCACCTTCATGTCACGAACAGTGAACCTGTGCTCCCATTCGCCATCTACCTTGTACGTTCTCAGTTCCTCGCTCCAGTGTCTTCCTTCGTATCTCTCTTCGCTCATTCTATCACTTCTCCTGTATATTCATCAGTGTTGTATTCCTGCTCCCATACTGGGTCGCTTATGCTGTGCTCCTGCAGCCGCTCGAGCCTCATGGTGTTCATCTTCTGAAGGGTGTCGACGAGGCGTTGCAGCCTGCCGACCTCCTTCTTCGCCTTGGCGAAGGCTATGTGTACGCTCATTGCATCACCACGCTCATGGCCTTGTTCCATGCGACCTGCTTCTTCTTGGCGAGGGCGCCGAACAGAGCCGACTCCTGCCTCTTCTCGCTGACCTTGCCGTCAGCCAGTTTGGTGAAGTCGTAGTCGATGGCCTCGGTGATCGTGTTGTACGCCTGCCAGACCGTGCCGGTCATGAGACCGACGTTGTTGGTGTCGTTGTACAACCGCTCCACCACGTTGTCCAGTAGGTTGCGGCCACGTGTCTTGAGGTTGCCATCCTCGTCCTTCTCGATACCTAGGACGTCGATGAAGTAGGTCTCCATCTCGCCCATGGTCATCTGTGTGCTGAGCATGCCGTTCGCCATCTCGCCCCACTGCACGAAGTCGGTGTTGACCATGCCGAGTGCGTCCCTCGCTAGGTCGACCTTGTCCATCATGTTCCTCGTGTGGCGGATGTTGTATCCCTGCCCGCGCCCTTGGTTGAGGGCCCAAGTGAGTGTGTTCTGGCACACCACCCTGATTGGTGTCTGTAGTATCTTGACGGCACCGCTGCCGTCGTGCGTGTTGCTGATGAGGATGAACTGGTCCACCACATCCTTGCCACCGATGAGGATGCTCTTTGGCATACGTGCCAGCAGCCACACCGTCGCACCGTTGCGGAGCGCACCGCACACCTCGATCTTCGCCTCGTCCGTCTGTGTCAGGTCGTCGACGAATGCGAAGGCATCATCGTTCTGTAGAGCAGTCCACACCCGTCCCACGCTCTTGCCACCACGGCTGAGTGGGATGAGTCCGCCTTCCTCGTCTCTCCTGAACACGCCGAAGGTGTCAGGCACACGTACTGGGTTGCCGTCCTCCTCGATCGCCCACAGTGGAAGTTTCTCCACCTTCCAGTCCAGATGCGCCATCTCCAGCGCCTCTGCTGAGGTCATCAGGCCCTTCGCCTGTTGACCCAATCCGTGCCACGGGGTGTTGCCCGTCCACGCTGTCATCATCTGTCCGCTTGTTGTTTGTGCAATTCCATGCATTTTTCTCATTCCTCCTCTTTACTCCTTTAAGTATGAATTACTTTCATCACCGTTTTATTTTGTAGGGAGCGGTGCTTCCCCCACTAGCATGCTCTGTTGTGCGAAGTCGAGCAGGCTCTTCGCCTGCGGGCTCTCCATGTCCAGACCCAAGGCCATCCCACTCGGGAGCAACTCACCGTAGTCGTTTGCATCCACGTCACCGTGTATGATGATCCAAGGATGCTCCTCCGCTTGGTACAAGTCCACGCACACGTAGTACTTGCTCGTGCTGGCTGCGCTCTGGTGCGTCGGCTCCTGCTTGACCAACCACTCGGTCACCTCGTCGGGCGCACGTAGTTCCAGTGCCACCCCGTACTCCCTGTTGATGCTCACAGGACCGATCCCCTGTATGTGCAATCGCCCTGCTTTCATTCCGTTCGTTCTCACTTGTATTCTATTCAATCTTCTCATCTCCTTTGTTGACGTACTCACTCACGTCGATCATCTCGTCTTGGCACTTGTCGCACCCCACGCCCTCCTGATTGGGCTCGTGGTGGAATCCCATGTTGTCGCATGAGAGGCACTCGTAGACGTGCTCGCCCTGATGTGAGATTGTCTTTGTGGGGGTGAAGTTGTTGGGCCACTCCCACCCTAGATTGAAGGGGACATAGTTGCCATACGCCGATCTGCTCACCGGCGGGAACAGGTCCTCGCCCAGTGGTATCTGACAGACGTCCGCGATGTACTGCTGCTGTGATGCTGCCTCGACCTCGTGCTCGCACATCCTCGACCTGATGAACCGGATCAACTGAGCCGAGTCGGTCCACGTGTGCTCCTCCTTCGGTATGAGGAGGTGGGCGAGGATGGCCAACTGCACACCCGTCCTGCCGTGGCCACCGACGCACTGGCAGGACACGGTCTTGATGTCCTGCGTCTTGATGTCGTAAGCCAAGTCCAACCAGAACTCCCGCTTGAGAGTACGTGGTATGGAGTAGTCGGGCCAGTCGATCGGGATGATGACCGGCGGCTTGGGCGCGTACTTGGATATGGCCCAGCCATCGGGGAACGAGAACACGTCCCGCTTCACCACGTCACTTGGGCCCAGCGCCAAGTCAGGCAGTGGGTCCATCCTGTACCAACAGCCGTTGCGGCTGGAGCCACCACCGTAGACGTCGACGCCACCGGTGGAGAACACGAGTATGTTGCCAGTGTGACAATCTACCTTGCTCTTCCACACGCTCTTCACCTCATCCAGTTGCTTCTTCGCTTCCTTCGTTCTTTCCTTGAGATTCTTAGTATGTCGTATCTGCATCTTCTTCTTCTTTCTCTTGCCCATGTTCACCACTCCTGTTCCACCTAATCATCAGCGTCATCGAGGTGACCCTGCTCCTTCGCTAAATCGTGAGATTTGATCTTCAGTTTCTTCACCAGCCATGTGAATGACCCCAATACATGTCCCAATTTTTGTCTCTCGACATCGGTCATTGTCGATGAGTTGATCCGAGCAACGTACTTGTTGACCTTCTTGTCCAAGATGTGGCAACACCAATCGTAGATCGGCTTGGCGCTGTACTTGCCGTGCCAAGGATGCTTGCCCTTGTAGTACATACGGGCTATCTGGCCATCCTTGTTGATCTGATCTTGTATTTCCAAGAACGAAGTACTGGGGGTTTGCTTTACCTCACCATCGAGGATGAACACAGCCATCTTCTCGGTGTCCACAGGGGTGGTATTGGGGTAATCGTCGTTCAAGTCGATGGTGGCATCTGCCGCAGTGGTGATCGTGCCCTTCACCTCGACCTCCTCTTGGAAATGCTGTTTGCACGACGAGCAGTGTGGCATGCCGCATGGGACGTACTCCGACTTCTTCGGGTACCTCATAGGATTGATACCAACGCTTGGGTGGACCATCACGTGTGAATCGACCACAGCCCTCAGTGAGGGCCAGATGAAGTTGGGTTGACTGTGGAACAGGTAGGAGGTTTCATTGGAGTTCAACTCCATCCCCTCGAATATTGGATGCTGCCTCTGGTGGCTGTGTTTGTTCTTCTTCAGCCACTTGTGCAACATGCCGTACTTCAAGTCGGCCTCGGACTTGTAGGTCGCTGTCACCAGTGGCTCATCCTCGATGATGTGCTTGGCGATGGCGTACACCTTGACCATGTCGTTCATGCGAGTGTCGGGGAACCCCGCTGTCGCATAGTCGAAGGCTGTCTTCTGTAGGAACTTGTTGAACAGGTGACCGGTGTTGTGGACGCAGTTCTCCAACGAGTTGATTGACGCCAGCACCTGCTCGTAGTCACCACCATCGAGGAAATCGGCGAGGGCACGTGCGGCATCACGCCCATGCTTTGCACCATCGGCCCACTTAGGACCACCGTAAGACGATTCCCAGTTGGTCCTGAACTGCAACCTCATCCAATCAAGGAGGTTGGCCACCTGCCTGAAGTCCTCGATGAATATCTTCTGGACACCAGCGTAGTAGTGTCTCCTGACCTTGGTGATCGTGTTTGGGTTGCAGGTGGTGGTGACCTCCTTCATGATGCCGTCACCGAGGACGGCATGTAGGAAGACCGGAATGTCAGGTGTGTGGGTCTTGTTATGATCCATAGAGTGCCTCATCTCACCCACTGATATGGCGAAAACCGCCTTGACGATCCAGCCAGCGAAGACTCCAGCGAGGTAGGCGACGACCTTGGGGTCGGACATGGGCATGCTCGCCCACTGGTGGAAGAACGTGGCGAGCCAGCCGAACTGCTTCTGCCAGTGTTGGTTGGCGTACTGCACACCAGCACGGAACTCACTCACGTACTGGGACGGGTCATATGGATTGGCGATGAAAGTATTGTCGGGGTCATTGACGACCCAGCCACTAGCAGGCTCCACCCAAGAGTCACCGACCTCGACGTGACCGATCACGTACGGGATGTGGTGGGCTCGGCAGTGCGCACAGATGTGCGAGAGGAGTGAGCCGTTAGGTTCGCTGACAACGAAGCCGTCGGGGACGTTGTCCTTGGTGATGAACTCCTCGAGCCAAGCAACCTGCTCCAGACCAGTTGCCTCGAACACTTCACCGACTTCAACCCTGCCGTCCGGTATGATGCCATTGATGTCGACTCCCTCCGGTGGTGGTGCTATACGGACGTGGTTCTCAGCGCCCCTGATCTGTGTAAGGTACGTGCTGAAAGAATTCTCCTCCGCCTCAAGATGGTCACTCATCTTCCACTTACTCCATGAGACGAACTCGATCTCGTGCATTTCAGGATCGAAGTTGAGTCCCTCCAAGTTGTAGAACAGTGATCGGTGACCCATCTTCAATGGCAGCGTGATGCTCAGGCCATGACCGGCGGTGGTGCCATCGTGACCCTGACCGATCACCGCGTACTTGCCCGGTGCCATGACCGCACTGTAGTCAGCGTCGATGAACGGCTGGAGTATGAGGCAGCCCTCCGGGTCCAACTCGAGCATCGAGTTCCTGAGCCTCGCCCAGTCCATCAGGAAGTCGTCGGACCTGATCATCTTCGACTCGAGGACGCCATGCCTCGGGGTCAGTGGGGCGGTACGCAGGAAAGCGAACTCCCTGTCGTTCCTCATGAACCACTCCCGTATGTGCTTGGGCTCGTCATCGAGCAGCAGCACCATCGTGTGGCGTGGTACCTCGTAGGACCTGTTGAAATCTTCCTCGTAGCGCAGCAGGGCCGCTGCCTTCTGACTCCTGATCCTGTCTATCCTGTCTCTGTTATGTTGCCTCTCTATCATCACTATCTCTCCTTTGCTCCTTTAAGTATGAATTGACTCTGTATTGCTCTCACTGCTATCACTCCGGCGACTATGACTCTTCTCCCTCACTTGTTCTTCTGGGTGAGAATACTCGCATCGATCTCTCCTGCGTCCACCATATCTTGTAGCAGTGCGCGTGTGATCTTGCTCCTGTCCACCTCGTCCCCGCCGTCGAGAACAGCCTTCACGACTGCTCGCTTCTGCTCGATCAGTTGATGGAACCTCTCGTCTATTGTACCTTCGACAGTGAAGTACAGGGCGTGTACGGTCTGCGCGTCCTGCCCTATCCTGTTCACCCTGTCCTCGGCCTGCTCTTCCCATCCGGGTACCCACTCGCGCTCGACGAACACCACGGTGTCCGCTGCCGTGAGGGTCAGTCCCTCCTTCGCTGCGAGGGTGCTGCACACCAGCACGTCGATCTCCCCCGCTTGGAACCTGTCCACGATCTCGCTCCTCTTCTCGGACTTTACTCCCCCGGTGATAGTATCGACCCTGAGTTTCTCCAGTTTGAGTATGCTGACCAGTGGTGCCACCACGTTCTTGTGGTGAGCGAACACGACGATGGGTCGCTCGTTGTTCCTCTTGTAGTCGATAACCCACTCCGATACCGGTCCCACCTTCATGATGCCGCAGTTGTGCCTGAGATCGGTCAGCATGTTCAGCACGTAGCCCGCAGGCAACGACCTGCCGCTGTCCCTGATCTGTGAGTAGTCGTCTCCCCAGTCCCTCTGTCTCTGCCTGTACTCCTTGAGTTCTACCTTGGTCGGGATCACTGGGATGCTCTGCCTGATCTTGTCAGGCAACTCGGCCATGACTTCCTTCTTCAGTCTGCGAATGGCGAAGTCCCTGCTGATGGCATGGAGTTCCTCGATGTTGCTCGCACCACCCGTCTTCCAACCGAAGCCGTCATTGTATGCGCTGCAGTATCTCCTGACGTATGACAGCCAAGATGAGAACTGCGCCTTGCGCAGCAGGTTGAGTGTAGTGAAGTACTCGGATGGCCTGTTGGTGATCGCCGTGCCTGAGAGGCACAGCACAGACTCGCTCCTGTCAGCGATCTCCACTGTAGCCTTGGTCCTGTCGGTCTTGCTGTTCTTGATGTAGTGGGACTCGTCCAAGATGCTGATGCCGAAGGACATCTGCTCCAACTGCTCGAGCCTCCTGCTTATGATGTCGTAGTTGATGATGGTGAAGTCGGCCTTCTCGATTGGTCCCTTGTACCCATTGATGACCTCGACAGTGGCATCGGGCATCCACGTACGGACCTCCTTCGCCCAGTTGTACTTGACGTTGGACGGACAGACCACGATCACGGGCCACTGCTCCTTATGGAGAGCGGCGTAGCCGATGGCCTGTATGGTCTTGCCCACGCCCATGTCGTCACCTATCAGGCAACGACCACCAGCCAACTCGGCGAACCTGACGCCGACGTACTGGAAGGGGTAGAGTTCCAGTCCGGGTGCGAACACACCGGCCAGCCTCTCCCTCATCTCGGCCACGACCTCCTCGTCATCCAACTCGGCGGCATCCGATATGGCGATCCTCGCTGCGTAGTCATCCATGTAGGTCTGTACTTCTGGGAGCGAAGCAATCGCATCGCATAGTGGTTGGTACACATCGTTGAGCCTCGACATCAGGAATGCAGCCTCACTCAGTGGTATGCGCCACACCTTCTTCTTGGCGTCCCATGCCCTGTTCGGCACACCCTTGACGATGTTCCTCACACGGTCACGGAGGTGACTGTCCTGAATCCAAGGCCAGTTGAGTTCGATCTCACCACGCACGACTGAGGCGGTGGCCACCTTGACCTTGCCAGCGTTGCTCGCTGGTGCGTCCTTGACCATGCCGAGCAGGTTGGTGACGTCGTACTTCTGCTTGAGAATACTTGCTGCCACTCGTATCACCTCGGGGTCGTACCTGATCGACCAACCACCATTGGAGAACTTCAGGTTGTAATATCCCTCGACCTCGCGCAGCCTCTCCTTGAGTTCACCCTGCACCTCCCTGTCGAATGGGAACTTGATCGACACACGCTTGGACTTGCGTGGATACCTGCGAGCGGTGTCGTTCTTAGCGAACCACTCCTCCTCGAACAACTCGGTCTCGACCATCATGCTCTCACCTCATGATACAGTGATCCGTCTTCCTTGAACTCCCATCTGTTTGCATCTGCTATTTCCTCGATGCCCTCATTGGAGTACGCGTACTCAGACCCCCCGTGAATAGTACCAAGGAGTCCCTCCATGTCATTCCGGTTGACATGGCTGATCACAATCCAATCCCAGAAAGTACCGGTTAGAATCTCGTCACCGCTGTTGACTGCCTTATGATACACCTCTTCAAACTCATCATTGTTGTAGTTGGTGAACCGTATGTACTCACCCCTGTCAGGGAACTGACCCACGCAGTAGTCCAGACTCCCACCGACTCGTGCCTGCAAGGCCTTCAGTGACGCGATCATCTCATCCACATCATGTTGGTTGAGGTCATGCACGTTGTCCCTGACCCAATTGATGCACCTCTCTTTGTCGGGGTGCTCGCCTATCCTGTACACTGTGTACGTATGTGTTATCTGTCTCATGCCATCACTCTATCCTCGCTATCGCAGCGTCGTACTCCTTCCATGCCTCGGCGGTCTTGACGTCCTTGTTGGCTCCGTTCCTGTTGAGGGGATGCTGGTGCGTGATCCTCAACTTGCCACGCAGCACACGCTCGGCCTCCTTCCTCGCTGCCTTCCTCTTGGCACACAGCGAGGCCTCGGTCCTCAGTACTTCTCTCCCCATTATATTCATTCCATCATTCATCTTCGTTGTCTTCTTCATTCTTCTTCCACCTCGTTAGTCATTATGAAAAGAGCAGTATCACGATTAGGACCATTCATGGTTCTGCAGATACGCTCTACTTCTGCTTTCCATTCACTCAACTCCTTGTATGCCTCAAGGAGAAGTGGTGCGTCTGCGATGAGTTTCTGTGTAGCCTCATCGTCAAGCCAATCCTCTCCGACTAACTCTGCAATCTCCTTGTCATACCCATCCCTCAGCACATGGGCTGAGTCAAAGTGCCATCCTTCTTTTGCGTGTCCTTCGTACTTGTCTGTGTCAATCATTCAATCATCTCCCATATATTCCTTGAACAATTCGTAGTGTTCGTTGCGACCTGCTTCACCGAGTCCATCCCACACGGACTGAATGAAATCACGCAAGCGCTTGACTTCTTCAAGGAGAAGTGGTGCGTCTGCTATGAGTTGCGCAGTTGCCTCTTTTGTGTTCCAACCCTCAGTCATTTCCGCTATTGGAGTGCCATGCGTGTCCATGAGGGTGTCGATGTCATCCCAATCCCAATCACCCTCTGCGTGTCCCTCGTATTTCCTTGTGTCAACGTATTTCCTTGTGTCAATCATTCAATCACCTCATAATCTCCTATTTTTCTTTCAATCAATTCCTCTACAATAGCCCTATCAACTTGGGGGTAATCTTCTTGAAGTATCTCCCATATCGCAATCAATTCAGTAGCCATTGGTTGTAACCGCTTGACTTCTTCAAGGAGAAGTGGTGCGTCAACCATCAGCCTGATGTCCGGGTTGTCCTCGGTGAGGTAGTGATCGCTGTCACGCATCACCAGTGCGATGGTCTTGAAGTCAACCACCTCACCATGCTCATCATGCACCTCGAATATCACGGAGTCGTCAGCGCTGGTGCCTCTCCACTTGCCGTCGTTCGTCAGTCCATCGTATCTACTCATGTTAATCATTCACTCACCAACCTGTTCATCTTCTCAATGTGATTACCAAGTTGGTAGTACCAACCTGTGTCTTGGTCACTGATGTCCGACCTAACTCTCTCAGCCGCCTCAACAAGTTTCCTTCCCTGTACACGCAGCCGCTTGACTTCCTCAAGGAGAAGTGGTGCGGAGGCCATGAGTCGTGCATTGGCGTAGTCCTCTTCCGTCCACTCTTCTGCGTTAGCCATCACCAACTCCGCTATGATGTTGTCAGTCTCGTTAGAGTGAATCACCGTGGGGTGAATGACATCCATCGCATCATCAACATACCAACCGTTAGGTGTGTGTCCATCGAACATGCTCGTGTCAATCATTCCTCTTCCCTCCATTCTTCCAATTTTGCTAATACATCATTGTTGAATTGTTCTCTTACCAATTCATACACACCCGGTATCGCCAGCATTGACTTAGCATCAAGTCCTTCTATCAGATAGTACAAAGCCTCATCAAACATTTCGTTTGTTATCCAACTGTATTCGTCTATGTCAATCATTCTTCTTCACCTTCCCACTTCTCTACAAGACCGACATACTCATCTCCGTCAGGGAAACGCACAGTGACGTACAGATGTCCCTTCTTGTGGTAGTCATCCACCGTGACTGTCGGCTCACTCCGCAACCGCTTGACCTCCTCAAGGAGAAGTGTGGCTTCTGCTAGGAGGAATGGTGCGTCTGCTATGAGTCGTGCATTGGCTAAGTGCCACTCCCTCTCCTCATGTATGCCCACGAAGTCAGTCCTTGCGATGGTGCAGTCCTGTACATCCACCACACGGAATGGGTCGTCCTCATCCACTGTCCATCTCTCAGGTGTTATGTTCTCGTATTTGTCTGTGTCAATCATTCTTCTTCATCTCCTATCCAAAAGAACGGTCCCATATGTTTGTTCCAAACATCAGTCGCCTCTGTGCTTAGATGACTTGGAATCAAATCGAACAAGGCATCTGCCAATGCACTCAACCGCTTGACTTCTGCGAGCAAGTGCTCAACTGCATCCTCCAACTCATCTGATGGTGTTTCCCAAGTCATCTCCTCGTATGCGTCTGTGTTAATCATTCAGTCACCCTCTCAATCAATTTTGTATCACAAGTAGGACAATGCCATGCGTGGGAATCAATGTTCCATGTCTCATCACATTTAGGACAATGCCCATCCTCGTACCAATCCATGTGTTCTTCGTATTTGTCTGTGTCAATCATTCCTCTTCCCTCCATCGGGGCCAACCCTCATCGCTCAAGTCAATGTGGTAATGCTCCTGTGCCTGTGCCACTACTTCCTCTAACCATTCGTTGCGCTTCCGCAACTCCTTGATCTTCTTAAGGAGAAGTGGTGCGTCTGCGATGAGGTTTGCATCAGCCCTGTTGTCCGATGTGATGTGAGCAATAGTTGGGCCTTCGTCAACAAAGACTTCCTCGCCCATCCATGTCCAATGCCCTTCTGTATGTCCTTCGTATTTGTCTGTGTCAATCATGCCTCGACCTCCTCGGTGGGTGCGAGGTACGCTTGCTCCCTCTCGTCGTCCCAAAGCAGTACGTTGCCGTTCTCGTTTATGTCCGTGTCATACATGTAGTCGGGGATGAGGTAGTGGATCTCGCTGGCCTTGCCTGTGTCAGCGAGGTACCCAACGATCCTGTCCAGTGCGTTCATGCTGTCGACGGCGTTCTCATACACCCTCATCATGCGCTGGGTGAACCCATCACTCGACCAATTCAATGACACCTTCGCATGCTTCAAGGCCCACATCTCGAACGGATCGAGGCCAACGTTGGCTCTCCAACCTGCGTCAGCCATGCGCTGCACGAACTCCTGAGTGAACGGTGCGCCGTCCTCGTTGTCCTTGAGCACCTTCCTCGCCGTCATCTGGAACCTGAACGTGGCCTCGTCCACGCTCACCGATCGGTGGTATTGGTCATCCGCTATCCTTCCGATACCGGCTGCCATCGCAATGCCACCCATCGCCAGCGATCCGAGGAACTCGTTCTCCTCCTCGCTGAACATCTGTCGTCCTTTCTCACTCTCTATGCCTACAATCAACATTCTCTTCACTCCTTTTGTTTGCTCCTTTAAGTATGAATTCAACCATCCAACTCCCATTCCTCATACACGTACTCGTCTGTCTCTATCCTGACCAGCAGTTTGTCCTTGCTCATGACTCACACCTTCCATAGATGGGGTGGCCGTTCATGTACACACGCATGATTGGACCGTCATCATTCTCAGGCACACCCTCTGTGTCTATCTCGACCACCCATCGACCATCCATCGGTGAGCGGTAGACAATAATGTCAGGGTCGCTCATGCTGTCACCTTCCACGTGATTATCTTCTCCTCTTTCTTCGCACCACACATGGGGCAATACCTCCACTTGGATGCTATACGCACACCACAATGCTCAACCACGCTTCCGTCTTTACGCTCGCCTCGCTTCATATGCTCACCCCATGTTCAAGCAGGTAGGTGTACTCGCCGTACTCCATCGAGTAGTAGCCATACATCTGGTCCCTCGCGTAGTGCTCCCAATCTATGTACGACTCCATCGGGTCGCCGTTCTTGACGTGGCCACAGTCGTACGCCCACTCCCTGAAGAAGTCCTCCACATCCTCGGTCCACATCATCTGGCTGGCTATGCTCTCCACCTGCTCGGCGGTGGGAGTGTCATGCACGAACTCCGTTGCGAACAGGAACGCTGGCACGTACCTGCTGGCCTCGTCCTCGAACAGCCTCATGCACTCGATGAGGTTCGGTATGTTGGGCCACTCGCCCAAGTGCTGGGACACCCTGCCGATGTCACCGTCGTAATCCTGTATGTGCCACTCCTCCGGGTTGTGGTAGATGGTCACCGGCTGATCACACACGTGTGCCGCCATGTTGCCAGACTCCCACGCCTCCTCTAGTTGATCGGCGTCCAAGTGCTTGTAGGTCAGTCGTCCTTCGTTGTAACAAGAGAGGCAGCCAACGGCCACCCGCTCCCTCCATGTGTTTGTCTGTTCCATTGTCATGTCTCTCACTCCTTCAGTATTGCTCCTTTAAGTATGAATTACCTCATCGGCTATGCCGTGGTACTCACTGCCTATGCCGAACAGCCTCTCCATGTGGTCGGCGTCCCGCAGTTGCCTCGCTTGCATGTACTCCTCCATGAAGGTAATCTCCCCATCACCATCGAGGAACAGGCTCCTCCCATCGGTCCACTCTATGACCGTGTACAGCCCCTTCGGCCCTCTCTCAATCTCGTACGTCGCATCGTCGTAGTCCTTCATTCTAACCACCTCTCTTGCTCCTCGATTCGAGCCCAAGCCTCGCTGTCCGAGGGGTACCATTCTTGACCGCACTTCTCGCACCGCATGAACACACTCCCGTCAGCACCGTGGAGGAACCCTTGGACGTGCTCGCACTCACGTATCTCAACACGCTTCCACGTGGGGAAGTTCTCAGTGGGTAGAGACATCCACTTCATTCAATCACCTCAATGCTGTCGGCGTACTTGCCGTCGAGCGTCATCACATCCTCGATGCACCACTCCTTGAACATCGTCGCGTTCTCAAACATGGCAAGCACCTCCCAATCGTAGGAGTACGTGTATCTCCTGCCGCCGTACTCCACGTGTATCTCCTTCCACTCGGGGTGCTTCGTCAGGAACAGGTTCTCGTATGCCTGTGGTCCAATCATTTTATCATCTCCCGCAATTCCTCTACCTTTTCATCATACAATGCAAGTGCCTTCTGCTCGTCTGCGACCTCCCATCCCTCGACCAACTCCTTGGTGTCCTCAGATGTGTGTCGGACAATGTCAATCGCCCAGACAAACTTAGCAAGTCTGTGCATCTCGACCTCCCTATCTCCAATCATTCCACTGTACGTGCTATCATCTCCCTTCATTCTATCACCTCTACGAAGGTGTCCTCGATCGGCACCCACGGGTGGAGCCTCGCTGTCTCGCTCATGTCGAAGCACTGCTCGCACAGGTCGACCATGGGGTTGTTGCATGGGGTCAGTATGGTGACCGCCGCTATCGCATGGTAGCAGTCGTCACAGATCATGCGCTCACCTCCATCTCCCTCAAGTCCTCGACAATCTCCAAAGCCTGCTTGAGCATCTCCTCATCAGCACTACCATTGATGGCCTCTTGGAGTGCGTGGTGCACCCAATTGAGCGCCCGCTTTGGATTTATGTTGCCTCTCTCCTCACGGTGGAGTTCCCCGTGCATCTCCACCGCATCCCTCATGGCCCACGCCACGAAGTCGTCATAGGTCTCGTCAATGTCCGGGTCCGGTTCCCAATTGTACCGGTACTCCACCCCGTCCACGGACACCACCGTGTCAAGGGTACCGTCGTCTATCAGTATAGGCTCGTACTCATCTTTTGTTGTCATGTCTCTCATCTCTCCTGTTTTGCTCCTTTAAGTATGAAATCGATTGGCACCCTTGCTGTCCCTTGAATCTAAGTGTCCGGTGTATAGTCTGCACACAATACTGATGGCTGGTAGTATCTGTCTCACTACACAGTAGTCTCTACACACATATAGTAATACATACTTAGGTAAGTGTAGGATTGTTGGACTAATCCTCGTCTTATGTATGGACTATAAATCGGACAGTCGGACGAAAGCCAACGAGCATCCGCCCATATACGCATACGCGTATGGGTCATTGGAGCCGCTGGGCATCCGCCCGCCCCGCACCGGCCCGATCGCCCATCCCTTCAAGAGGGGTAGGCATACGGGTCGTGGCTGTCTCTCCACAATGGGAGACAGATGCAGGGAGGATAGGGGAATGCCCCTGTGGGAGAGGGGCCCGTAGGCCCCCCTCCGCTGGGGGATGGGTGCGCCCTACCGACTTAGGCGGTTCCCCCCGTGATGATTCCGCAGGCGATCGCCCCTTGGTACCGGGCTCGCACTTGGTCGACCTTCTCTTTGGGGTTGACCTCTAGGCCCGCACCCTTGAGGGCTTTGAGCATGTTCGCCTTGGTGACCTGCTTCGGCTTTCGTGCCTCCGCCTTCTTGACCGTCTTGGTCCCGCCGTTGCGGGTCTTGACGGTCTTGGTCGTGGTCCCGTCGGCGTTGCCCTGCCACGTGTTGGCGGCGGCGATGATCTTCTTCCGGCGGTTCTTCACGCTGGTGGTCTTTCCGTCGGCGTCCTTGATGACCTCGTACACGGTGTTTCCGTTCTCGTCCTTGACGACCTTACCGCCCTTCTTGACCGGGCGCCTTTGTACGAAGGCCTCCCACCACGTGGGTCCGTTCTGGTCCTTGTGCCACTCCTTGGCCGCTGTGAACTGGTCCGTGAAGGGCCTGCTGATGCCCTCGGCGAACCATGCTTTCCCTGCGTGGGCCGCATTGATGGATGCATTCAGGTTGCGCTGGGCCGCTAGGTGCTTGGCGTATTTTCGCATGACGCCCTTGGTGAAGGCGTCGGCTAGGCCTTTGTCTGTGGTGGGTACGTCTTTTTCCGCATGGGCTAGGGCCGCTTCCACGAAGGCCCTTACGTCTGCTCGTGGGTTGGTGGCTACGTAGTTCACACGGACACGCTTTCCGTCCACTACTATTTGCTTGGTGTTCCACTTGGCCGTGGACGCACCTAGGAACATGGGTATGCTCTCTAGGTTGTTTTTCCTACCACGCAGGTAGGCCCCCACCTCTGGGGCCATGGACGTATAGGTCCACTCTTTGTCGGTCGTTGTCTGGCTGTCGGTATGTGCTGTATTGTTCGACACTTGTTCACCTCGTGGCTCTAGTATTGCTGCTTTAAGTATGAATTGGTTGACGGTGATCGATTCTCGATGGTCGGTTTGGTGGATCGGCTCCCCACGTGTGGGTATAGCGGCGGCGTATAGCGTGGGCGTGTCAAAGGAGGCATCATTCAGTGCTACCCATATGGATGGGAGGGTGAACGTGGCGCAGTGGGTTCGGCTTACTGCCAAGGCCATTCGTACAGGCGTAGCCGCACGATGGGGTCGGTTCGGGGTCGGTGTGGTGTGGGTGTGGCAGTGGCCTAGCCCCGACCCCCCTGCAAAACCGCTGTACTGCGAGCCTGTGCGCACACGCCACCACACCCACCCCACGCCAGCACCACACCCACCCGACGACCCTTTAGCGCTGGGCTTTAGCGGGGTGGGGGCAGGGGCGCAGTACCCTTTAGCGCCAAGGGGCTTAGCCGGAGGGATAGTTTAGCGCCGCCTTTAGCGGCTCCTTATAACCCCATGCAGCGCTGCAGAAAAATTTCGGTGGGAGGCCCCTTCCGAAAAATTTTGAAAATTTTCAAGTAGCGAGCCCCCTCCTGCCCCTGTATGATGCCGGAGTTCACCCTCTTCTACAATCAGGGCCAGCACCTCACTGCGTCAGAACCCAGCCCGCTGCAGTGAGCAGGAACACCGCCAGAATGCCGATTTTGATGCCGAGGTCGATCAGTGCGTCGATCACGATCTTGCACATTGACCCCGCTATGGACCCCATATGCAGGCAGTCGCTGGGTTCATATATAAAACAGCCATGCCACTACTACTGATGGCACAGACCACAGACCCCTTTGTGAGGGCATGGCTCATGCTCAAGACCCAGCCACAGGGCATGAAGTTCACGGAGGCCGAGAAGTCGCTGATCATGTCCACGCTGACCAAGGCGATGACGAGCGGTGACCCGATCATGGAGGAGGAGGCCAGTATGCTCTTCGCCCGGTACATTGATGTCCAGAGATGATTCCGCAAGGTCATGTCGGAGGTCATTCGCCTGTATGAGGTGGGTCCACGCGACGGTCTGCAGAACCTCGAGGGCGACATAACCACCGAGAACAAGGCCAACCTCGTCGAGTTGCTGCTCGATGCGGGTCTGGACCGCATTGAGATCGGCAGTTTCGTGAATCCGAAGCACGTGCCGCAGATGGGGGACTCGAAGGACCTGTTTTTGTTGCTGCTTGATAAGGTAGGGGGGCGTGATGCGTTCTCCGTGCTCGTTCCCAACAAGAAGGGCGTTGAGATGGCCCAGAGCGTGGGTGCCGAGTTCCTCAACATCTACGTCAGCCCCTCGCCAACGTTCCTCAACGACAATCTGGGCACGTTCGAGTTGTCAGAGGTGCTTGATCGGTACGACGAGGCGCTGGAGGGCATCGATGAGAGCCGCGTCAGGGGCTACATCAGCCTCGCGTTCGACTCACCGTTCGGCGATTGGGATACCAAGGCGCTCGAGGACTGCATCGTGTGGTGCAAGGAGAACTGCTCGACGGTCGTGCTCGCGGACACGGCTGGCATGGCCACGGAGAGCAGGCTCACCGAGGTGATCAAGATGGCGAAGCGGCACACGGACAACCTCGCCCTGCACCTGCACGAGCCACAGGTGAAGAGGATGACCTTCGACAAACTGCTGACGACGGCGTACCTCGCTGGTATCAGGGAGTTCGACACCAGCATAGGCGGTCTTGGTGGGTGTCCGTTCGTTCCGGGCAGTTTCGGCAACCTGCCGACCGAGTACATCGTGGACTGGGCCGAGTTCTACGGCATCGAGATCGAGCAGTTCATCAGCAAGTCGAGGCTCGAGGCGGCTCGCCTGTATGCTGAGTCGATCACCGACACGCCCCTCACGGAGCGCCTGACGCGCTTCATATCAGGAAAACTGAGTGGTATTCGTCGACGCTGGATTCGTAGCGGAGCGTGATCGCTGACTCATCTGCTCCTGCTCCTGCTGCTCCATCATCTCCTGCTCCTGTCGCTTCTGGTTGGCCTCTTTCAGCCTCTCGAAGGCGGAGTCACCTGCCTCCTCCGCACCCTCTCGCATGAAGAGCGGTTTGGTAGCCTTGGAGCCTGCGAGGGCACCTGCCCCCATGGCAGCGGCCCTACTGGTGAGCGCTCCCTTGATACCTGCTGCGACTGCAGGGGCGAAAGCATACTTCCTTATCTCGGGTGTGGCGACCCCTGAAAAGGAGCGGATAACACCAACTGAACGACCATATGGGAATACACTTGGGGCCGCCACGTCAAACCGGAGTGTGCGCAACTGTAAAATGCTTTAGGTGTGTATGACCTCCTAGGTGAGTCGCCATTGCTGAATCGTTTGACGTCTGCTTTGACCTTATCAAAGGTCAAAAAGGCCAATTCGGCTACCCGAGCGAGTCATACATCTCCCAAAGGCCTAGGAAAGTCGCGCAAGCCAAGGTTCAGCGACAGGCTAGGAAGGTCAAGACTCGCAAGACGAAGGCGAAGTACAAGAGGCAAGTCGATCGTGGAAACGTTCGTCCGAAGATGAGAAGGCAGACAGGGTTAGTAAGGGTGGCGAGATCAAGATGACATCAGCATTCGAGAAGGCATGGCAGAAACTGGAGAAGGCAGCGTACGACAGTACGGACAGGGGCTACATGGACGACCCCCAGAACCCACAGGAGATGACACCGGAGGAATTGGCCCGTGCCAAGGCCAAGGAGCAGGATGACTTCACGCAGATGCTCGACGAGATGCCGGAGTTCGACGAGGACATGATGCAGCAGAGGCTCATGAACATGCCACGCGAGCAACTTATGGCCTTGGTCAGCCGAATGACGCGAGAGCAGGAGATGAGAAGATGAAGGACATGAAGGGCAAGAAGGGCATGACTCTGGTCATCGCCGTCGGCAAGCCGTCACCGAAGTCACCCATGGACACGGCCAAGCCTGACAAGGACGAGAAGAAGAAGGAACTGGCCCAGCGTGGATTCGGGCGCTTAGATCCAACCACCCTAGCGATGATAGCGCAGCAGTACGGTCTCCCATACACGCAGACCAGTGACGTCAGGCCGGGAACCAACTATGATGGAAGGAGAGAGGAGATGGAAGCAGTTATGTCGAGGAGGCCACAAGAGAGGGCCCGCAACATCATCCCACTAAAGCCGAGAGAACCGGAGATGATCCAGCGATCCGACGACGCGTTCGACATGGCATGGTCCTTGATCAAGAACTACAACATGATGGGAGTGCCAGCGAGCCAGTCCATGATGACGGACCTGCAGGCTGCCCGACAGAGGGTCAACGAACTCGATGCCGCTGCTGAGATGGAGCAGGACCCACAGAGGAAGTTGCAGTTGAAGATGCAGGCCGAGCAACTCTACAACCAACTCACGATGATGATGTCAGCACGAAGATGATGGGTATGCCGTTCCGCTCAGAGAAGCAGAGACGGTATATGTTCGCAAACGAGCCTGAGATAGCCGAGAGGTGGACGAAGAAGTACGGCTCTAAGCCGGTCGGCGTCAAGAAAGCGGTCGTGATGAGGCCAAGCCCCGGCACAAGCACGTTCAGCAGCGCCGTTCTACCTGCACTCAGGGAGAGGAGAAAGAAGCCCTACCAGTACATTATGAGCCCCGGAAGGGCTGGGTCGCAGAAGATACAGGAGAGGATTGAGAGGAGGATAAAAGATCCCAAGATCATCTCCGAGTCGATGGAGGACCCGTATCAGGGATCGCTCGAACTCGCGGAGTTCCTCGCCAGCCGGGGACTCTTTGATGACATGAGCGTTGATGACAGGCTGTACCTGCAGTCGTACCTGTCTCGACCCGGTGAGACGTACGCCGCATCAAAGAAGGACGTGGCTGCTGCCATGCCAGAGAGGAGGCGGAACCAGTTGTTCATGAGACCGAGGGACCTCGGTGTCGTGTATCAGGTGATGAACAACCCTCGTGTCGAGTCAGGAAGGGGCATCATGCCCATCACTATCACCCCAGCCAACCCTAACAAGCCCATCCAGCCCACGTACGCGTACACGGGGGCTCCGATTGGCAGTAGTACTATACCCAGCAAAGTACAGGCAGCGCTGATGGAGAACTACGAGGACCTCATTCAACCACCCTCCTCCATCTACGACGTGCGAACCGGCGAGCCAATGGCACTCGCCTTCAGGTTGCTCAAGGAGCGCAAGTCGCCAGAGGCGATGAGGCGCAAGTTGGAGTACGACAAGCGGTACGAGAAGACGCCCGAGCGGCGAAAGTACCAGCGCGAACTCCACGCTGAGAGACGAAAGAGGGGCATCTACGGCACTGGTGACCACATGGACGTCAGCCACACGCAGGGTGGGAGGCTGACGCTTGAGCCCGAGCATGCGAACAGGGCGAGGCACTTCAAGGACCGGGGTACGCTGAGGGTGGTATGATGAGCCCCTTCGACCGAGCATGGACTTTGCTCAAGAGGCAGACCACGCTCGGTGAGTTTCACCCGGACCTCCCAAGCCCATACGGCTCACACGTCATGCACTTCCATGGCACGACCCAGCCGGTGGCGCAGATGATCATGGCTGATCCCGCTGGTATCAGGCCGAAGCGAGGCGTACATGGGCATGGTGCCTATGTCAGCGATGACTACGAGATAGCGAGGAGGTATGCCAATGCAAAGGCAGTCGACCAACGTGGGTGGGATGGAACGAAGGTCAAACCAATGGTGCTGGGTGTCAGGGAGGGTGTAAGCCGCTCTCGTAGCGAAGACAGGGAGTATGATCCAACTGTGACGATGGGAACCGAAGACTGGATGGAGGAGGGGTTCTACCCACAAGGCGTGAGGCCAGAGTACCTAACTCAGATACCAGCCGACTTCAACTGGTCAGGGGACATGCAGTAGGATGATTCCGATTCGTCCGATTATTCATCTGTACGATATACTCTACAAGTAAGTATTATTCTATATGTATAGACTATACATTAGACACTTAGACACATTTCTCACAATACCTTTATGTTGACCTCACGGTTGCCCTCAACAGGGGTCATACTATGTCTCAAGACAACAACGACGCCGAGATAAGGCTCATGGGACTCATTTTGAGCCAGTCGGCACTCATCGGAGTGGCAGTCGCCATCTTCGACTCTGAACTATGGCTAGTGAACGACGATGTCTGGATGAACGGACTGAACTACGGAATGGGGGCCTTTGCAGTGCAGGGGCTCGCCTACTACATGTTCAAGATGTTCTTTGAGAGAAACCTGCAGGAGCGGGCTCGCATCAACGAGATGCAGAGATCGCAGCAATCTAGGTTCCGCAACATGCAGGCCAACTTCGATCAGAGGAGGTCGGAGATGGAACTGCGCAAGGCGGAGGCGGAACTGGAGAAGGAACTCAGGTGGATGGAGCAGAATCCCGGCAAGGTGCCTAGTGGCTTCAGCCCCACTGGCGCAGCACGGGACGGTTTGAACCTAGGCAGCGACATGCACAGCACGTTCAACCCCGGCACACCGGTCCACGAGGCCTCCGTCACGCCCTCATTGAACCTCGGAGTGAATGAGAATGGCATACCCCTAAAGAAGGATGGCACCCCGGACCTTAGATACAAGAAGGTCCGAGGTGACAAGTGATGGGCAAGATATTCAAGACCCCGAAGGACGACTCCGTGGAGGAGACCCTCCGCGCAATGCATCTGGCGAATACCGTTGACAACGTCTACGAATGGGGCATAGGATGGGTACGGACGCTCATCGCATTCGGCATCGGTGTGCTTGGTACCAGTGCCGTGGAGTACTACACCGACATAGCGATCTGGGAGTCAACGGGTGATTGGGCTGCTGGTAAGGTCGAGGATCTCGCCCAATGGCTCCTTGATCTGGTGGGTTGATCGAGGATGTCGGCGACAGGCAGCGTTCTGGTCGGCGCAGCATTATGGGGCCAGCACCTCTACAACGCTTGGAAGCCGAGGAGCGTTGGTATCTACGGTACAAGTATGGTCGGCAAGACGACGCTCGATCGCTACATGACAACCCCCGGTGAGATGGAGGATATCCCCGAGGAGGAGAGGACCAACCACTTCCGCATTCTGAATCGCTATATGCTACCGAGGGCATCTAAGAAGAGGATCAGTTGGAAGGGGGAGAAGCGTGTCGTCAACTCCAGTGACGTTGGAGGCCAAGAGAGATTCTGGAACCTGTGGGTCGATGACATGGTGGCAAGGCAAGTTGAGGCCGTCGTCTACATGTTCGACGACAGGGCGTTCAAGGGGGGAGCCGAGGGCATGGAGCAGGTTGCTGGATTCAAGTACCTCGTTGACGTACTCGTAAGCAGGAATTATCGATACAGGACATTGAGGAGCAGATGGAAGGGCAGGAAGTACTCGCCAAAGGTCGTTATGCTGGTGGCGAACAAGGCCGATCGGTTCTTCGACGAGAAGGCAGCACTACTCTGGCAGCAGGGGAGGATAGGCGAGCACAAGGTGTTTGACCCTTTCCGAGACGACTTGATCAGGCTGCAGAAGGCGAACATCAGGAGCAAGCGCTCCTTCATGGCCACACGCATAGGTTGGAACGTGGAAATAAGCATGCTTGACTTGCTGACCTCATGATTGACCCCATCAATAGCCTTTTGAATGAACAACGGATGCGACTCACATGGCCAAGACCAATGGGGATACTGCTTTGGTCTCCACCGGTGGTGGTTCTAACAGCCTCAGAACCACGGTCCCCATGTGGTTGGTCGAGCAGTTCTCTCTCGCTGCGGGAGACCGGTTGAACTGGAGGCTCGACACAGACGGAAAATCCATGTACATCAAGGTCCTACCAGTCAAGGAGGGTGATCAGGCGTGATGGGTGGAATTCCGAATCCAATGGCCTCAACACCCCAGCAGTCACTTGGCGTCGTCAACGAGGCACATCTCATGGCGCTCGCCGCACAGGGTAACCCCCAACTCAACAGGGCAGCGCTCATGGAGCAGGCTGTCGCACAACAGCAGATGCAGGAGATAGCCCAGCAGAAGAACCTCGAAGTGCCCAAGGTCAACTTCTACCCAAGCACACACGCAGATCCTAGGAAGGCGAGGCGCAAGGACATCAGGCAGGCTTACAAACTACTTCGCCCAGCGAAGAGGAATATATTCAGTCCAGCAAGACTACTGGGATCGAAGTACCTGTACAACAAGCAGACCCACGTATGCGTCGTCGACGGATGCAACTGCTCCGAACTCATACAGCACGACAACCTCTACGCTCGCATATGCGACGAAGACACAGGCCGCAGCCTATGGGAGATGTACTGGCAGAACCCAGTGACTGGGGAGCCATCTGCATTCCTCGCCATGGACAAGGTCACGAGCGGGAGGAGGATGAGGGGCACGTACTGCCCCGAGCACCTCCACCTCTACCACCTGCTGTGCAAGTGGGAGGCCGAGCAGGAGAAGGAGAAGGAGATGCAGCCATCGAGGTTCAAGGACAAGGTGAAGCGAGGGGTCTCCATCGTCACCGTCCCAGTCTCCACCATGAAGAGGGACGAGATACCTGTTCCTGAGATGCTGGCGAAGTACGAGCCCTTCTTCGAGTTGCTTGAGAGGGACTCGAGGGTGACCAAGGGCATCAACATCAACCACTACACGAACCCGATGACAGGACTCAATGACATCACCACCGTCACGTTCGATCTGAGGATATTCCAAGACGAGTTGGCAAAGATGCAGCAACCCACACCCGCGTTCCAGCAGATAATTAACCAACAACCCCCTCCCATGAACCAACAGATAGGTGATCAATGATGTTCGGATTCAACAATCAGCAACAACCGCAATCGAGCACCCTCAACCTTTCACAGACCGGAGCACCACAGGCACAGGGAGGCATGTTCGCCATGGGTGGACAACCAGCGCAACCCGGATTCTTGGGTGGGATGTTCGCTGGCGCTGGGTACGGTGACCAGTACAACCAGTACTACAACCAACCAGTCGCACCACCCACCGAGACGGAGATCCTCGACTCCATGCTCAAGACGCTCAACCCCGTTGACAAGTTCATCGTCAGCCCACAGATGCCAGCGCTGATGGACATGCTCGCATCCCTCGTCAGCATGTCGGTCCTCAACATACTCAAGAACGCCAAGTTCGCAATAGACGATGAAGATGGATCGATGCAACTCGATATATCATCGCTCCCCTCTGACCTCCAGACGCTCTCAGCCGAGAACATCATGGCCCAGTTGTCCAATATGCAGAACTCATCCAACCAAGTTATACAACAGGCTGAGATGCAGAGGCAACAGGTCCTCTCCATGGCCAACCAGAGCATGATGGCCGGTGCGCTCAACGCGGCCATGGCCAACCCCGGACTCATGGAGAATGTGGGTACAGGTATAGGCAGTTTCACCAGAAACCTACTGACGGGAGGAAGATAGCATGATGAGCGGAGTACCCATACCATCCCAGTTCGCAGTCATGGGCCTCGACCTGTGGTCACCCAAGAGGAGCGTCGTCGTTGACATGGTCATGGTCCAACTGATCAGTCTCGTCCTCCTGATGCTCGGTGTCCTCGTCTTCAGGGCGAACGAACTCTCCACCAACGAGGCCACGTTCTACCTCGTCGGACTCTTCGGCTCGATGATATTCCTATCAGCGGTTTATGCCCGAATTTCACGTATGTAGAAGAAACGTTCATGTTTCGTGCTGCCTTAAGTACCACCAATGGAGGGCGGGCCGCGCATCACAAAACGCTCCTGCGCCTTCTGCCAGAGCGACCAAAGAGACGAACTCGAGGAGATGCTCCTGTCCGGCGACATGACCGCCAAGCAGATGGACAAGGACATGGGTTGGAGGGCGAACACAGCCGACCGGCACTACAGAAATCACATGGGGGAGTACCACATGGCGGCCAACCCGTCGTGCAAGATATGCTCACACCCGCATCGTGCGGAGTTCGAGTCGAGATACTTTCAGGATGGAAGTGAAAGCGAGGCAATTGCTTCTGAGTTGGAAGTATCCGAGTCAACCGTGTACCATCATATGAAGCACCACTTCCAACCACTCGTCCAGAGAACGGCAGCCGTGGAGGTCGCACTCACAGTCGGTAGGGAACTCGACACGCTCAGGGGCAACGTCGAGAGGCTCAACGAGAAACTCAGCGAACTGCTCTCCGAGGGCTCCGTGCACGAGGACGGGTTCGTGCGTGACGCAGTCTCGCTACACAAGGAGGTGAGGGAGTCCCTCAAGGACATGCTCAAACTCAACAACGACTGGGGCAGTGACTCCAACGAGACCACCGTCAACCAGACGATCAACGTCCTGAAGTTGGAGATGTCAAAAGAGTCCCCCGAGACTTGGAGCAGAATACGAGCCCAACTCATCGAGCAGGCAGGTGGTGACCTGTGAGGGACGTGCAGCAGTACATCCAGATCAAGGACCTGCTCCAGCAGGACCACCCCGGATACGGCATGGTCAAGTCGAAGCACACCGGTATCTTCAGCGAGAAGGAACTCCCCCTCTTCCTCGACTTCGTGGCCCTTCTCTTCGAGCGATTCAACTTCTACTTGGGTGACAGCGGTCTACATGTGCTCGAGTTTGGCACCAAGATACCCATGCTGATCCAGAACCTCAAGACCATATGCGAGTCTGACGAGCCCGAGATCGTGTTCCCCGTCAGGAAGGAGATGAGGGAGATCATACCACTTATCGAGCAGGAGTTCCATGGCATGGGTGATTGCTTCACGGAACCACCGATGGTCAAACAATTCTATGAACGGGTAGCCTCTGCGCTAACACGCTCAGCGAAGTATCACATGGGGGAATCACAATGACAGAGGGTATGATGGGACGCACCTCGGACACCCGAATGTACAATCCCCGCTCGGAATCCTCGACGATGTTCCGCAACAACGACGGCGAGGGTGGGTACAACCCCGGTGACCCGAAGTACGAGGACGAGGAGAAGCAGAAGAAGCAGGCCGCACGTGACAAGCAGGAGAAGAAGGAGAGGTCCCGCAAGCACATCAAGGTCAAGCCGAGCATGCTACGCGAACTCGACAGCGACGAGGATGCCATCGACGACTCGAAGAAGATCGATGCCGACAGGGAGATTCACTCACAGACCGGCGCTGCCGGGAACTTCGGATTCCTCACCAGCCTCGCTGGCGGGGCCAAGGGACCGGGAGCCGCTCGTGGTGAGATGGTTGCCATGAGCGAGGCGATGGACGACGCTTGGTCCGAGTTGCTGAAGTCCAGTGCCAAGGACAGGTCGAAGAGGCGAAAGAAGGAGGCTCAGAGCAAGTTCAAGCCCAGCACTGGCGAGTTCAAGAGGCCAGTTGGTGGCTACGATCCCAAGACGGCTACCAGCCGACGTGCCAAGTTCAAGTCGAGGGCACTCGGTGGCAAGACCAAGAGGACAGGTCTTGGAAGGGCACACCTCGCTGTCGAGATGGAGCATCGCGGTATCAAGACGAAGCAGCCTCTCAGGCTCGAGGACCCGAGGAAGTACATGCAGCAGATAGGGAGGCAGCAGGTCAGGGCCCAACAGGGTCAGGTCCGAACACCCGCTTCCCCCTCTATACCACAGATAAGCGGCTACTCCACGAGGGGGATGCCGAAACCCAAACTTAAACCACACAGAGCACCACCGATCAACCCGCCGATGATCGCTGGCGCACCGCATCTGAACATGAGCGGAGGCACAACGGGCATGGGGATGGGAGCCCCTGCGCCTCCACCACCGATGCCGATCATGGCGAGCGAGTCGAGGCACTCGGGTTCAGACCTGCAGAAGCGGTTTGATTGGGCTACCGTCCAACAACTGAGGCACATGCTCGCAGAGAGCAAGAGACTACTGCGCGAGAAAGAGCGTAAGAGGAAGGGCAAGGGAGATGCAGACACGTCGGGTGCTGCCTCGAACCTACCCAACCATCCGGCCAACGGACCCAAGCAGACGTCCCGTCCCGAAGGAGCGACCGAGGATGCCAAGAACGACCCACGCCACTTCGGTGCTCACACCATCGGCAACGATGTCGGAAGGGGCGGTAGGACGGCATGAGGCTGATACTCAAGAAGGGGTATCCGATTCTCAAGGGTGATGGCAATCACGGCGTCCACCCAGTGACCGGTCAACCCTTCTACTATGGCAACCCTCCACCAGAATTTTTCCACTCCGAGGAGAACCCACTGAACAGGAACGGCTTCGACAGGCCACTGTTCTCCCACTACGGTGAGTTGGGGATACCACAGGGCCAGTTCGGTCCCGGTGAGTTCGGTGAGGCTGTGTTCACCGATGAGTTCGGCGTCCAACACAGGCACGGCATCGATGGCGTGATCTTCAAGGTCGGCATGAAACTCAGGGAGGCTGGCTTGGGCAACGTCAACGCAGCCGAAGTCGTGCAGGAGGCGATTGAGAGATTCAACGAGGACCACAAGAACACGGAGGATCACAACCTACCCGATGTGGACAGCGATGAGTGGAGGAAGTTGCGCTCGATGGACTTCCAGCACTCCAGAAGCATATCGGAGGCATCGAACACCAAGGTCAGGGATACTGAAAAGACGCTCGGTACGATATACACGAACTCAGGGAGGGGAAGCCACCCATCCTTGGGTAGGTTCCATGAGTCCTACGCCATACCATTCGCCCCCTACCTCGCCTCCATAATGTCGAGGGACCTCGGTATCCAAGTGGGGAGATACGACGAGGGGTTGAGTGTTGGTCACATCAGCGCGGGCGCCCTATCGCTTAATCCAGAGACCGGCATGGCCGTAGGCCGCAGGAAGAGGGGCGCTCAGTCTGGGCAGGTCATAGGCCCGAATGGCGAGGTCAGTGACAACTTCCTCAACACGATGGGATCGGATGGCGGTGTTGCCGTCGACAACCTACACTCACACGAGATGCTTCATCACATGCCTGATGGACTCTACGGTGTCGGCAAGGGAGGCAGACCCCCCAACTATGAGAGATTCATGAGTACGCTCATGGGTCTCGACCTATCCAAGATACCGAAGGAACTGCTCGACGAGGCAGTTGTCACCAACCCCAAAACCGGTGAACCAATTACCCTGAGAGAGACTCTCTCTCAATCAACGTTTGCTGATATACTTCTTAGGCAACTGTATCAGACTCCGGGTGCGTTCCACCTCATGATGGGTGATACGTCACAGGGAATCCCCGAGAAACTACTAACAGACATTCGTACGGCAGCGAAAGAGCAGAACCTCCTACCAGAGGGTGTCTCCCTCGATGACATGAGAACCCACATCAAGGCGGGCCCGGTGAGGAACGCATACCAACAGAGAAGAGGAAAGAACAGCCACAAGGACGCTGCCGAACTCTTCGCCTACGCGCAACTCCTCGGCGAGAGCGAGAACTTCCCCGGCGTCAGCGCACTGAGAGACGTCAATTGGCCGGATATAAAACTCCACCCAAACGTCGAAAACCAGAGGCGCATCACGGAATTGGTAGCCGCCGCCCTATCCCATCATTACGACCACACACCGAACAGGTCCCTGCTCGATGAGACACCGACCGGTCCCAACACCGGTAGGATGAGCGCTGGGTTCCCGACAGCCCCCATGAACATGGAACTACCACAGCACCTCGACCAGTATCACCTCAAGGAGATGGCGGGCGTACCGATAGCAGAGGCGCAGGGTCAGCAGATCAGTCCCCAGTTCGCAAGAGTCAAACGTCCTATTGGAGAGATCCTTCAGCCAACAACACCCACACAGACCCCTGTTTCCACTCCACCAATTACTCCTAGCGAGGAATACCGACAAGCACAAGAAGCATTCCGCTATGCGACTCCTGAGCAGGTGCGTCGCGTGTATGTGGCAAGGAGCGGTCTAGGGCAGCCCGGAAGGGCGCCAGCACCCACTGGTCCGATCACCCCACAAGAACAGCGATTTCAGCAGACACTGTCCGATCCTTACCAGCAGACGCTCGACCAGTACCTACGTGGTGACACCGCACCCGTCGAGGACAGGCTCATCAAGGCGATGGAGAACCTGCAGTACAAGGACGCCGCCAACGACGACGATGTCCGCAAGCACCTACCATCCACAAGGCTCAGCGCCAGCAGCGAGGACGACCTCTCCTTCATGGCCGAGAGGATGAGCATCACGAAGCACGACGTCCGCGCCATCATCTTCTCCAAGGGGGACTGGCACCGTGTCGCCAAGACGTTCAACATGAGCCCCGTCATCGTCAAGGCCGTCAAGGTCGCGTTCGGGGGTGGTGCCGATGAGTAAGGTGCTCGTCCGCAAGCAGTTGTTCGACCCCAAGCAGACAGCCAGCAACATGGCTGCTGTCACCGATCTCAGTAGCGCGGGTGCAGTAGAGCAACTCGGCCTCCTCAATCTCCTCAGTGGTCCTCAGAAGCCACTCGCCCCCGCTGCTGCGAAGGAACTCGGATATGGCATGGACTCTCCCCAGTACAGGAGGATGAGGCTGGGAGAGAAGATAGGCACGGGACTAGCCGGTCTCTACGGCGGGTATAGGATGATGGACGCCATTGCCTCCGGTAGGTCGCCGACCAGCGCCATCGGTGCCGGGGCTGGGGCGTATGGTTCGATCGCCCCCATAGCAAGCAGGGTCGGTGTCCGTGCTGCCAGCAGGGGCATTAAACCAGCACCAGTCGCAGTTGCACCACCTGTCCCTGAGAAGATAGAGTACAATCCCGTCTTTGACCCAGTCACATTCGGGCAAATGGAAAGGGGTAGGGCAGACACCATACAGCATAGGTTCCAACCAAAGCAAGTCGCAGTCGCACAACCACAACCATTCAGGCAACCTACACCACAGGAGGCTAGGGTCAACAGGTTAGACCCAAACCAAACCGTCTTCACACACCAATACGCAGGTAGTCAACTACCTAGGAACATGCCCGAGATAGAGAGTCCCACACCCGAGGATAAAGCCGAGGGATACTTCGAGGACGAGCAAGTGCCGGTCTTGGCCCAGCAGAGCAATAAATCAGGCAACGTCGCAGTTGCTCAATCACAGCCCAAGGGCAAGAATCTAACCGAGGAGCAAATGAAGAGACTGATGGAAGGCTCATTGGACAGATTCATGGACACCGAGGCCAAGCAATCGGGTGCAGTGCAGGGTGCGTGATATGAGCAACGAGGGCGTCAAGCAGTTCGTCGTCGAGATGGACAGGGAGATGTCCAAGAAGTCGTTCAAGTACTTCTTCACCGATATACTGGGTTTCCACTACAGTCACCATCACGAGATGTGGGAGAAGGGCCTCAACGGTCACAGGTACTACTGCGTGAAGGCGTCCCGTGACCACGGCAAATCCACGCTTTTCATGTCGTATGCACTGTGGTTGGCGGCGTTCAACCCCGGAAAGCACATCATGATCTTCTCACACTCGCTCGAGCAGACCCTCGAGCACATGCGCTTTATACGCAACAACATAGAGAGCGCGGACTGTCTGAGGGACCTCAAGCCGGAGGGCAAGCCTTGGGCCAAGTCGTACTTCGAGTTCACCAACGGCAGCCGTATGATGGCGAAGTCGGTGGGTGGTGCGACTCGTGGCTTCCACCCAGACGTGGTCGTGTGTGATGACATCCTGTGGGGTACTACTGGGACGGAACTACAACGAGCAGCCGATTGGTTCTACGGCGTCCTGCTCCCTGTCCTGCATCACTCGAGTCGACTGATGATGGTCGGTACCCCGTTCTCCTACAACGACCTGTATGCAGAGTTGGAGCAGAAGGAGACGTTCAAGGTCGAGACTTATCCGGCCATCAACAACGAGGGCGTCGCCCTCTGGCCAGAGCGGTGGGACCTTGACGCCCTCGAGCAGAGGCGGATGTCCATGCCAGCCATACAATTCTCGCGTGAGTACCTATGTGAGCCGATCCACGACGTTGCGAGCATGTTCCCGATGGACATACTGGAGGCTGCACGTGACCATGAACTCGTGCTCATCGACAGGGCAGAGACCTTCTACAACGACCAAGGCGAGGCGGATGGCGTGTGGGGCCAGCACTTTGTTGGCTGGGACCCAGCGATATCGTCCGACAAGAACGCCGATTACACGGCCATGACGATCATGAGGTACCTAGGTGACGACGACATCAAGCAGATCGTACATGTCGTTCACGAGAAGGGGCTCGGCAGCCACGCACAGAGAAACATGATGCTGTTGCTTAATAACAGATTCAAACCGGAACTGATCGAACTGGAGGGCAACAATTTCCAGCGGATGTTCGAGGCGGAGTTGCAGGACATGAAGGCCGACATACCGATCCGCACGTTCATGACTACGCGCACGAAGAAGGAGACCCTGTTCATGTCGCTCCTCATGGCGTTCGAGCAGGGCAAGATCAAACTACCATACGGTGACGAGAGGAGCAAGCAGTACACCCACAAGGTCGAGGAGGAACTGAACCGGTTCGGCATGCAGAAGAACGGCAGGCTCGAGAGCGTCGGTGTCAATGACGACTTGGCGATGAGCCTCGCTCTGGCCAACTGGGGGACGAAGGAGTTCAAGGGCAGCGTCATGCTCCTTGATGACATCTTACCCGGATTCGACGACTGGATGGGAGGCAAGGACCATCGAAAGTCAAATTACGGGAGTCCTTGGATGATACCATAAGGTGATGCTATGCAATGGGAGTTCTGTGATTGTTGCACACCCATGCAACAGGCATCATTCGCCTTGTTAGACGGTCACTTCGAGAAGGCCAAGAAAAAATCCAAGCCCTTTCATGGATACAATCCCAAGAGGCACCACAGGAAGGGTGGCCTCAACGCCGCCGGTCGTGCCAAGTTCAAGAGGGAGACAGGTGCAAACCTGAAGCCCCCGGTGACGACCAAACCATCCAAACTCAAGCCCGGAAGCAAGAGGGCTAAGAGGCGCAAGTCATTCTGCGCTCGCATGGGTGGTATGAAAGGACCAACCAGCAAGGATGGCAAACTCACACCGAAAGGTGCAGCATTGAAGAGGTGGAATTGCTAATGACGATATTTGACGACATATGGAATATGCTAATAAAAGAAGAAGATATGGCGAAAGAAAAGAAGCAGATTATTGAATGCTTGAAGAAAGAGGGTGGGGCTTGCAGTCTTGAAGAGTGCTGCAAGGCCTGCGGCTTAGACAGGAAAAAGTGCAAAGCGCTCATTGACAAGATGGACAATGTCAAAATACACAGACACGGTGACGTGGTCTTGATGGACGGATTGTGATGGCTAAATTGAAGCGGGAGAGTTGCTGTTGCGGAGGCAACAAGAAGAACCCATGCAAGTGCATGGAAGAGGGCATCATGAAGTGCTCGATGACTCCTCCCCGCTGTCCGTGTTACAGTCTTCTCTTTGTTCAGAGAAAGGCAGCGGATCAACTTATGAAGATTGATTTGAAGAAGATGGTAGGTGTGATCTGATGGTCGACTCGTGCACCTGTGGACATTGCATGGGCATGGGCTCTGCTTGGGACATGTTGGAGAAGAAACTCTGCCCGGAGGGCAAGGCTGCGGCAAAGAGGAAGTTCAAGGTCTACCCATCAGCGTATGCGAATGGGTGGGCAGTGCAATACTGCCGAGGTAAGTTCAGGAAGAAGGGGAAGAAGAAATGAGGAATACCACATACATGAAGAACACCACATACGTAGAGGAATGGAATGAGAACACGACGACATGGGGCTAGATGAATGAGTCGATGCACCTGCCACGATACCCTTGTTGTCAAGAACCTGAACAGGTGGTTCAAGGAGAAGTGGGTCGATGTGTCGAGGAAGGACCCGAAGACGGGCAAGCACCCACCGTGCGGTAGGGACAAGGCCAAGACCTCTAGCAAGGGCTATCCAAAGTGTAGGCCGTCCGTCAAAGTGAGCAGCAAGACCCCAAAGACATCAGGCTCCATGTCGACAGGGCAGAAGAGAGCAGCAACCAAGAGGAAGAGAGCCAAGAGGCAAGGTGTGGGCGGCAAGCCCACAATCGTCAAGATACTCAAGTCCTCATCGGAGTACCATGCCACCTTCGATCTGGAAGGGGTCATGCGAAATGGCATCATAGGTAGCCCAACGTCACGGAGATCCAACAGGCACATCCCACAGTCTCTGAGAAAGGAGGACTCCGTGTCGTACACGTGGCCAACGCTTCAGGAGGCACAGGACTTTCAAGCAAGGAGGATGCAAGAGACGGGGATAAATTCCTCTAGGGCTGGTATAGTCAGAGTCAACAAGAGCATGCTACCTCCACCCACACAACACAGAGAGCCATACGGGAACATCAGCCTCGTTCGATCGGGTGGTATCCCACCCTCTGCATTGTCAAGGGTACAGGAGTAGTTAAGTAAAGGTCAATCGAGGGGTCAAGTATGTGGGGTAGCGCTTTTCTCACTGACTCCTTCGAGATCATCAAGTCGGAGCCTGAGAAACTCACTGCCCCAATCAGGAAGAACATGTTCTCAACCACTGGTGAGGGATGGTTTGAGACGCACTTGGGTTGCTCTGCCGCTGACTTCGTCGACAAGTTGCGCAAGATGAGGAGACACAACAAGGACTCCAAGTCCGAGATAGACACGATCATCGAGGACGTCAGGACACTCAAGGCCCTAGAGGTCAAGGCCACACTCGATCACATCCCATGGGCTGACGACAGGCATGACACGATACGCAACCTCGGTCTCTCCGACAGGGATCTCAAGAGCCTCAGAAGATTCTCTGACAGCAGGCAAGTGGGTCTCATACAGGCATGCAACATGTGGGAGGGGGCAGACGCAGCACTCAAGTCGCTCGATGATTTCGAGGACGTGTGGGGCAACGAGGAGCAGATGGCATGGGCGAGGGCCATGCAGAGCAAGACCGACGCACGGAAGATGTGGAGGTCCACCCTACATCAGGCAGACAGCCTCAGTAGCAAGGACAGGGAGACCATCTCCAAGTCAGCCGAGATACTCGCCATCGAGGGACCCCTCACATCACGCTCCCTCCATGAGAGGCTCATGCAACAAGGCGCAGTCCACAAGAGCATGACACCCTCCAAGTTGTCGAAACTCCTCAAGATGTATGGGGACGCCAATGACATCACATCAGGTGCATCGAGGGGCACCTTCGTCAAGATGCAGGGCAACGGGCTCATACTCAAGGACCCCATGGCGTATGCCGCCGGGTTCTTGGACGCCGATGGGTACATCACCATCACAGGGAGGGGTGAGGCACGTGCTGGCTTCGTCGCCACCGGTGACAGGGGCAAGGCTCACTGCGAGCAGTTGCACAAGACACTCGACTGCGGTGTGCTGCAACTCGATCAAAAGATACACAAGAACAGCACGAGGAGCCAACACAGGCTCCAGTTCTACTCCAAGGCCGATGTCGAAAAACTCCTGAAGGGCATCCTACCGCACCTGAAGATGAAGGACACACAGGCAAAGGCCGTCCTACAATACATCCATGAGGAAGACCCCCTTCGCAAGGAGCAATTGATGCGCGTCGTTCGCTTCTCGAATTGGAAGGATGATACTAAGAAGGCCGAGGATCTGCTAAGCGAATGGGAGTGCACAGTTGATGATATCACAAAATGGTCGGAGGGACTTTGATGGCAGATGACGAGAGCAGGGTCAGTCGATTCCTATCCGCGTTGGGTAGGCCATTCCGAAGGAGAACCACTCCCCAGCCACAGATGCCCCTCTACACGACGGGCATACAGGAGCCGGTGCTGGCTCAGGGCATCACCATACCGGCGTTGTACGCAGTCTCGCGTGAGAACCTCATACTGAGGACCGTCCTCGCCAAACTCAATCAGGAGATATTCAGGAGGGGGTACTACTGGGAGAAGAAGTTCGAGTTGAAGTGCACAGACTGTGGTGAGGAGTACAACCACGAGATCGACGTCTGCAAGATGTGCGATGGTCCACTGAGGAAGTGCGACCCGGACGAGATCATCTACCCGAAGTGGCTCCTCAATCAGGAGAACTCCATGGAGCAGTCATTCATGCACGTGCTACAGGAGATAGAGCATGACCTCAACGTCGTCGATGACGCGTTCCTCATCCTCGTCAAGGAGTACTTCGTTGATGAGAAAACCTCGGAGATCATGTTCTACAGGGTCAAGGAGATCATCAGGGGTGATCCCATCTTCATGAGGATCGTGTCCGACAAGCGTGGTGTGCGTGGTGGTAGGTACAAGGTGTGCCCCATCCACCGCGACCAAGTCTCATACCCCGGTCAGGACGATCCATGTCAGGTGTGTGGCTCCAAGATGGAGGATGCACACTACGTCAACATGGCAGGAAGTGGCAAGACGCAGTACTACCTCAAGGGCGAGGTGGTTCACGTCAGCAAGTACAACCCATCCAAGTTGTACGGCAAGAGCCCCGTCAACACGATGTGGCGCCAAGCGATGACACTCACAGCCATGGACAACTACATGTACACCGCATACCAGAAGAGAAGGGTACCAAAGGGCATTATATCAGTCACGACCGACAACCTCGAGTCGATGAAGTCGTTCTGGAAGGCCGTTGACGAGAAGATGGAGCGAGACCCCCACTACGTCCCGAAGGTCGGCATAGAGTCAGCCACGGGCAGGGGCGGTGTCAACTGGGTCAAGTTCATGGACACGATGGAGGAGATGCAGTACATCTCCGTGCGTGACGAGATAAGAAACAGGATAGCAGCCTACTACGGTGTGAGCGCTGTTTTCATGATCGACAACGGGAAGAGCGGTGGGCTCAACAACGAGGGGATGCAGATCCTCGTCACCAACAGGGCGGTCGAGTTCGGTCAGAAGGTGTACACGGAGATCCTGTTTCCACGCATGCTGAGGCAGATGGACGTGCACGACTGGAAACTCACACTCTATCCGAACGAGGAGGAGGACGAGATTACCAGACTACGGAGGGACGAGATGGAGGCCAACCTCGCACAGCGAATGCTGATGCTCGGCTACAAGCCCGAACTCCTCCAAGAGGGACAACGTGACATCCGATTTGTTTATCGTAAGCAAGCACCAGAGATGGAAGGGGCTCCACCCGGCGCACCTCCTGCCGGAGGGGCTCCACCGATGATGCCACCGATGGCCGGAATGGCTGGTGCACCACCAATCATGGGTGGCATGCAAGCGAGGGGGATGCCTCCGGGCATCATGCAACAGGTCATGCCACCATCACAACCCGGAGGTGAGGGTGTCGGCATCAGGACGCCAAGCGGTCCAGCACGTCCACAGCAGCGATCATCCATGGGTGCTGGAGCACCATTCTCGAGCGTCCAACAGAGGGGTCCAACCAATACTCTGGGGCAGAATGTCTCCAACGCTCTACAGAACGCCAGAAGGCCTCGTGGTGCATAAGTGTAATTAAGGCAGCATGCCTACGGCCGGGCGAGCACGATGGATTTAACGAAGATGGACCCAATGGCTCGAAAGATGAATGTCCACGCAGTAGCCCTTTCTGAGGCTCTTGAGACCGGTGATGCTGAACTTGCGAAGTCGCACATCAACGAAATCCTCAAAGTCGGTGATTTCATGCTCGAGGACCTAGACTTCTCCATAGCCAAGTCACAGGAGGCAGAGATAAGCCCGATCAGCAACTTCGCCAATGGAGTACCAGTGATCAAGTACAATGAGCGAGGCACGAACTTCAACACCGACAACAGGAGCAGGCAACTACCCGGCACCATCATCTCATCGAGGACCAACTCGAGGATGAGGCCGCACACAGGAACATTCGGTGGGTACAGACCACAGTAGGTGCTTGAATGGCCGAAGAGCAGGATGTCACTGAGCGACTCATGAACGCTCTCATCTCCAAGATGGAGTCCATGGACAGCGACATCAAATCGGTCAGGGCAGAGAACGACCAACTCAGGAAGATGATGTCCAACCCAGCCACGCTCCTGAAGAGGGCTGGCTACGTCAGGACCAATACACCTCTCTCTGAAGACATGTTAGACGATCCCTTCAGGATGGATGACACTGTCATCAAGTCAGAGGGAACAGCGAACAACCAACTAGACACATACACCAACGAGGAGGTGCATGAGATGTCATGGGAGGAGATCCACGAGATGGCCTCGCAACACAGGGAAATAAGGGAGTTGTACTAAGATGGTAAGACCGAGATACAGCGATGCAAGCACAGACGCGATCAAGATGTTAGAGAAGGCACACTTCTTACTGCAGAAGGCCGAAAAACTACAGATGGTCGAGCACGACGGCAAGAAGGTCCCCCACTTCGCCGCTGATGGAAAGGGCCACAAGGACGAGAAGAAGAAGGCTGACATGGCTGAGAAGGACAAGTACTGCATGAAGCGCTTCGGCAAGAAGTACTCAGACTGCTCGGAGAAACAGAAAGCAGAGTGCGACAGAAACGTCAACAAAGTCGAAAAGGCAAGTATGGCTGAAAAGGACAAATACTGCATGAAGAACTTCGGTAAGAAGTACTCTGAGTGCACAGCGGCACAAAAGGCACAGTGCGACAAGGCTCACGGTAAAGTCGAGAAAGGTAGTGAGAAGTGCCCAAAGTGCGGCGACAAAATGGACAAGGGGATGTGTATGAAGGCCGGTTGTGGAGGCATGATGAAGTACGGCAACGTGCAGAAGGGCCCCCACCACAAGGAGCAGTCCTTCGACACGAAGCCCGGAGGCGTTCAGTTCATGGCCGAGTCAGGCGGACAGACATACAACGCCTACTACACGACGAATCAATCGCTCCTTGAATCAGACGACGTCGCAAACAAGGGTGCTAGAAGGGAGAACTACAGCCTAGAGGCACTTGGTCCAATCACCAACACACACGACAGGGCTGTGGTCACCCACGAGATAACCAGTGGTGGGGAAACGAGAGCACCAGAGGCGTGAGATATGATTGACGTCCTTGTTTTCAGAAAAGCAAGAATGGCTCCCTGTGGCGCTTGCGGTGTCAACCCCATGGAGGGTGACAGGATATGTGCACTACCCGGAACACTACCCCATCCGATAGAAGGGTGCAATGATTACAGACCGATGCAATAGGTGGTAGCGTGTGTATGAGGACGCTGCTGACATTTTCATAAGGGCACGTGACGCCCTCATAGAGTCAGTCGACAATGACGTGGACATCGACTCCTCCATGCGGGAGTACATATTCGCCAAGTCCAACTTGAGGGCCCATGGGTTCGACTACGATCTCACGTGGCGTGAGATGATGTGCGACAGCCTCGTCAAGCAGGAGGGACGGGAGAGATTTGTTCCCAGTTCGGAGTACAAGAGGAAACTGAGGGAAGAGAGGAGGGAACAGCACAAGGGTCACCTCCCACGCACGAACCACTTCGCTGGTCGCATAAAGAGGAACGACCCATCGGTGTCACACGGCATGCCAGTGAGTGCAATAGCAGATCCTACACGACACCACAGCAGGGCTGATGAGCACATCCTGTCAGCCATCCACGACCCCCTAGAGAAGAGGTCCATGACAAGTGGGGTCCCGCGGAAGATAGACTTCCTAGCAAGGAGGTTCCTACCCGACGAGGAGGGCAACTCCCGATCCAAGGAGGTCAAGAGGGCAGAGAGACTCATCGAGGACTGGATGGGTGGGACGAACAATCCCCACGTCACTGAGAACAAGGAGGGCACCTACTCATACCCTCTCCTCGGACCACTCGGTGACTCCGTCGACCAATCCATACTCAGCCACGAGGACGACATCTACGAGAGGGACTTCAGGAGATGGAGCCGGGACAACGCAGCGGGTCAGGACAGCAGTGAGATCAGGCAACAGCACTTCAGTGACAGGGCAAAGGGGTGGATGGACACATCAGGCCCCGAGTTCGACGAGTCAGGTGAGTTGTCCGAGGATGACAAGAAGATCCTCGAATACCTATCAGAGAGACCAGAGGCAGAGGCCATACGAGAGAGGATGGGAACCTCATCCATCACCAAGCACCCCTCCTACCTGAACCAGTTGTCGTTCATGCTCGGTCTCCAGTGGCTCTCACCAGAGGAGCGCTCCAAGGTCATGTCTCACTTGAACGAGCACGGTAGCGACTCCAAGGAGCAGCATGTGAAGTTCGACGACGGCACACGACTTCCCATGGGACGCTTGAAGAGAAACATGAGGATGGCATCGGCGAACGCGCTCAGCCACGTCAGGAGGGGACCGAAGGCAGGTCCGCACAACGTCGCACCCGCGTGGTCGCAGTCATACGATGTAGGAGCAGGTGTCGATGATAGGGCACTCTACTCCGTTCTCGAGCATGCGTACTTAGTCGATGGTAAGGTCACTTTTGACAGGATAGAGGCGGAGAAGGCGGAGATGGCTGAGAAGGACAAGCGCTGCATGGATAAATTCGGTAGGAGATACTACGAGTGCACAGTAGAGCAGCAGAGACGAATCGACAGGGAAGTCGAGGGTCACGGCAAACTCATGAACAAGGCCATGGCCAATCTCCACGAGGCCTTTGGCATCAAAATGGATGACGATAACTACGTGGAGCGATTCATGCACCTACCCGACCTATCTGCATCCCAACTGGCTGGCATCAAGGGTGACATGGTAGATGAGATGGAGACACTCACCGCCAGCAAGAAGAAGGGGAACGTGGTGAAGAGGGACAACCTCCTACACGTGCTTGGCTTCGACAGTAAAGGGAACGAGATACCAACCGGCGACCATGGCTACCCGAACCACTCAGGCCCATTGATAGACAATGCCCACCTACAATCCCTCCTCAACAAGGAGAAGGAGTTCAAACTTCTACCCAGCAGACGCAGGGAGATACAGGACGTCCTCTCCTTGTTCGGGACAAACGTCCCATTCAAGGACATCGAGAGCCTACCAACGGAGATCCAAGAGGCCATATCCGTGCTTGGTGACAAGCACTTCGCAGGTGACTTCGCAAGCATGTACCACGAGGGTGGGCATGCCATAGACCAGCACATACTCACCGAGAAACTTCACGACCACCACTCGGAGGGGGATGACAGCATCATCTCGACCGTGGACAGGAACAAGGAGGCCATCATCCCGAATCCGAGGAACATGGGTCTCTTCGGTCATCTGATGCGACCCTCCGCCGAGTCGGACCTCGGCCCCCACGCACTACAACACCACTCCAACTTCCTAGGGACGTCACTCTTCAACCACGCCCTCTCCTCCGTCACTTTCCCCTCCGTGGCCAGACTCCTGCACGGTATGAAGCAGTCCGAGGTCGGATCGAGGTATGGCAAGCAGCAGACCATCGACCAACTCAACAATCTACTCATCGACTCTGCGACGGAGGGCAACAGGAAGAACATACCATACGGCAAGGGAATCATGATGCTACCGAAGGACATCACCGACTACGATAGGGAGTTGGATCGTGAGGTAGGGGACTTGTTCGCAGGTGGTGGGTCCGTTCGCAGAGAAATGAACCTAGACGACTACAGACTCATGTCGGGGGAGCAGAGGAGGAACAAGATCGAGCACATGAGACTAGCCTCGCTGCTTGGTGGTATCCATGACAGGTTCCCAGCAAGGAACTCACGCATCGACTTCAACGAGGACAACATCAGGCAACTCGAGCAGGCATTCTCTACCACCGATGCCACAGGTGACAGGAGAAAGGCAGCGAGTCGAATAGATCAGATGAACCTCAAGCACCAATACGAACTCAAGTCGATAGTGGACGCAGCACGTCACCTCGCCACACTCCTACCACCAGAGGCCCTCGACCCTGACAACCCGGCGTTCGATGCCAACATCAGGAGGCTCTTCCACGATGCCAACAAGTCGTTGCATGTCCTACCACCTGATTATTGGGAGGGTGTTGGTGTCAGGCCGATGACCGCTGACTACATGATATCCAAGCAGATGCAGACAGCCGAGCCCATCTACAGCCAACTGAGGGAGCGCCTCACACAAGGTGGTGGCATACCAGTCACCTCCCGCTCCAACCCAAGCGAGTTGGCAGAGCAACTAGGGTTCCCCTTGGACGACGCCCACATCCAACACGTGCGATCATATATCGAGAGCATACCACAGGATAGGGTCCAGATCGTGCAGTCGAATCACAATCTGATAAAGGATCATGGTGACCTCATGGGTTTCGACTCAGGAGTGTATGACGACCACCTCGACGACCACATCAAGCAGCAGTACGGGCATGGTGCTGGTAGTGCCGACTCACCGCTCGTGGCCGAGCAGCGAAACCTCAAGAGCATCAGGTCAAGACTAGAGAAAAGGATGCGCGAGGGTGATCAGAGCGTTGCTCAACAACTGCAGCAACTAGAGTCGAGACTGATGGAACTGGACCCACTCATCGAGCAGGAGAACAGGATACGCTCCTTCGACGCCCTCTACAGCAGGGCATTGAGGTACCTCGAGGACAACAACGTCGATAGGGCTACCTCCACCATATCGAGGCTCGCGGAGAGGATGGGCATAGAGGTGGACACCAACAACCCTGAACAGGCACTCGAGGGAATCAGCGAGATGATATCCGAACAGAGGGGTGGATTGGGGTACGGTAGGCAACTCCACGGTCACAGCGAGGCCATTCAAGGGATCTTCAACAAGGACAGGAAGGAGCAGCACTCCGCCTTCGGGATACGACGCATCCAAGCACCACTCGACACCACCAAGACGGACGATGGGAGTGTGACCACCACTCCATTCACAAGGATGGGGGAGAGCGAGAGGTACAGGGGTGGAGTGTTGAGCGATACGACCAGAGGTCAGGCACGTGAGGGAATGAGCGCCAGCCACAGGCACAACCAGACGCTCCACAACCTACGTGACTTGGTCGTCTACGACCCCGAGAGCGACACAGGCGCCAATGAGGACAGCACGTTCTCCACCGAGCGCCTAGACTTCGGTGCACAACCAATCACCGACTTCAACTCGGATGGAGCCAATGCCATGCACTACTTCACCAGTGCGAGCGCCAAGAGGCAGAACGGATGGAGAGTGAGGCCAACACACGGTTTCGAGTTCGACGAGGGGTCGCCCCAGATCGGCACCCAGACCTTCGAGCAAGCACTGGTGTCAGTTCCCAATGACATGATCAGCGCAGCCCTCGGCCCAGACGTCGCTCAGAGGTACCTCTTTAACGGCATGAACACTGATACCTATGGTATGACCGAGTTCGATCCACCGGCCAACAGGGGAGATGCGATGGGAGTACCCCTGTCTCAGACACCCATGATCGGCAAGTCGATTCAAGACGCCGGACTCTATGCCACGTTCATGCTCAACCCGGACCTGATCGTCAAGGCAGACGCCTCACCCGAGTGGGTGCCGCCCATCAGACCCATGCACAGAATATTCAGGATGAGGGACTTGGAGGAGTTGAGGGGGTTCACCGGTAGTTGGGTCGTCTCCAAGTGGTACGACGGCGACAGGATAGTCCTGACCAAGAAGAACGGGAGGGTCAAGGCCTTCGACGAGGACGGGGGACAGAGAGCCATTCCAGACTGGGCCAAGAAGGGAGTCAAGAACCTAGGTGAGAAGGACTGTACACTTGATGCCATCCTCGGCAAGGAGACGCTTCACATCATGGACATCATGCACTACGACGGCACCGACATCATGGACATGAACGTCAGGGAGCGCTTCAAGGTTCTCAGAGGACAGTACGACAGTCACGAGCAAGTCATCATCGTAGGTCCGCACGACACGAGGTTCACGGACGAGGAGGGACTGCAGGATGCCGTCAAGACACTACAGGCAGAGCACAGGACCATCCTGCTCAGGGATGGCAAGAGCACCTACATGCGCGGTGAGAGAAGACATCCCAAGTGGGTGGTGCTGAGACCGAACAGGGACATCAACCTCATCGTTCTCGATCGCAGGGGCAACGGCCCCTACACGTACAGGCTCGGTGCAGGACCACTGATAGACGGAGAGGGCCTCAATGACAGGGCCGTCGAGCATGACGGCAAGGTCTACCTCGACGCTGGTACGGTCTCGAGCCCGAAGCCGTTCGAGGAGGGTGATATCGTCAAGGTCAGGTTCTCCGGCATCAAGAGGGAGAGCAAGGGAGGACGTGACATATTCACGATCAACCCGTCAAAGTTGGTCGGCGAGGGACAAGGCGAGTCCAGTGTCTCAATGGAGACGCTCTCCATACTCGCCAAGGCATACCCACCAGTGCATCTCCCACATGGCATCGACATCATGGACAACACCCTGCTTGTCACACTACCCAACGAGAGCATGGTCACATACAGTTTGGAGAAGAGCAGCCTAGGATATTGGGTGCACTCACCGACCACACCATTGTCCGATATGGGAATGGATACTTACAGCATAGAACTATCCGAGAGCCTCAAGCCATTCTGGGGCGAGGTCGCCAGCATGATGCTGAAGGGCAAGATAGAGAGGCAGAAGGAGGCAGAGAGCGAGGTTGCACCAAGCGAAGAGCAGCAGGAGCACCGCAGGAAGGTCATCGAGGGTGAGAGTGCTGGCATCCTGAAACCAGAGGACAAGAACATCCTACTCAAGCCGAAGATGAAGAAGGCACTGGAGGTGCTCGAGCGGGCACTCGACGTCCTCGAGAAGGAGCAGATGTTCAACACGACTGGTGCCAAGGGCTTGGGCATCGACTTGGGCAGTGGAATACAGAGCCCAAGGGGACCGACGAGACTCACGTCAGAGATGTCGTTGCCCGACTGGGACATGAAGGAGAGACCGGAGGAGGACCCCGAGGAGGAGTATCCCAAGGCAAAGGCCCTCAGACAGAGGAAGAAACGCTCGCAGTCAAGCGATTCCGAGGAAGAGATTAATACGAAGCAGGAATAATACGTTGCCGCTTCATATATGTAGTATGACAGAACGAACTGTGATACTGTGTTGTCACAACCACTACGTGCAACAGGGGAGTCAAGTCTCCGATTGCTCAAGGGTGGTGACCTCGTCGTCGCTGGCTATGCCAGTGTCGAAGTGGTGGACAAACAAGGCGACAAGATAACCAAGCAAGCACTCAAAGACGCATTCAAGAAATACATGGAGGACCCGAAATTCAGAAACGTGCAACTAGCGCACTCAAACATACAAGTCGGGGAAGTAATACCATCATACACTGATAACGAAGGGAGGTTCTGGAAAAGCGAAGTTGACGATGTCGGCATGTTTGTGGTTGTATCACTACGAGACGACATTGAGAAAGCAAAGGAAGTCGCTGCTGAAATCCGCAAAGGAGCACTCAGGGGATTCAGCATCGGTGGTCAGGCATTCAAGAGAGTGAGGAAGTCTGACCCCGAGCACGGAGACTACCAAGAGATCAGCAAGTTGGAACTGCATGAGATTACAATCTGCGAGCGAGGCATCAATCCAGAGGCGACGTTCAAGATTTTAAAAGAAGACAAAGAAAAACAAAAGGTGACAAAAATGACAGAAGAAAATGACGTAATGACGCAAATGACTGACGTCCTCTCGCGTCTGGAAGGTCGACTGGATGCCTTTGAGAAGGGGATGCCTCCTCAACTCAAAGAAGCCATGAAAGACGACAAGAAAGATATGAAGGACGAGAAAGACAAGATGATGGAACACGGCAAAGATGACGAGAAGAAATCTGAGGACGTAGAAAAGTCCGACGAGTACTCTGACGTCATCTCGTCCGAGTACTTGGACTGGATGGAGAGCACCCTGAAATCCGCTGGTGTGGATGTAGAGGGTGCTCGAACCCACTTCGATGACGTGGCAAAGGCGAACCTCGGTTCCCACCCCAGCGACATCGGAGACGGTGGCTCCTACTTCGGTGGGCAAGCACCCGGTAGGGAGACCGTAGACGGAAAGCCAGAAGTACCCAAAGCCAACTTCGGCACTGGTGGAAAAGGCAAGAAATCCACTTTAGAGAAGTCCGACTACCTTAACCCAGAGGACGTATCCGCGACTGACGTGGAAGCAGCCTACGAAGTCTACAAAGCAGCCATGCTAGAGGCAGAGATGAAGAAATCCCTAGAGGGACAGTTCGCATCCCGCTACGAGCAAGAGCGCTCCGAGGAGATCGCAAAAGCCGCTGCTCTCGAGTTCGATGCACGAGGACCTCTCGATGATATCCAGAAGTCGATCGCCTCCCTAGCGGAGAGAGTCGAGGCAATCAGCAACCCAGCAGAGACTGGCGAGACCATCGCCAAGTCCGAGTCCGTGCCATCAGTAGATGTTCCCTCCACCGCTGACCTAGCGTCAATGTCGTGGGACGAGGTGCACAACCTCGCAAACAAGGCCTTCAGGAGGGCCTAAGTAAAACACAGAGGTGATTATGAATGGCAAGAGACTACGTACGAACAATAACAGACATGGAGCGCTACTACTACGGCGCTGGAAACGCAATGGGATACTCCTACTCCGGTAGCGAGTTGCTCAAGGCTGACAGCCCTATGCTGTCCACGACTGCTGGTACCTACCAAGCAATCTACGGGCGCAAGGTCTGGTCGCAGTTGAACCAAGAGTTCAACGCCTTCAGCATCCTACCCAAGAGACCTTGGGACAGGAGCGGCTGGAGAGTCATCACAGAGAAGCCTAACGGCGGTGCACTCCACGGCGGAGTTGCTGAGAACGCAACACTGCCTGAGACTGTGAGACCAACCTTCCAGCACATCGCTGCAAAGCCAAAGACGATCGCACACACCTTCGACATGTCGGAGACTGCGATCTTCCTTGCTGACAAGGACGACGGTCTCGGAGACATCCGATCCGTACTGAAGGAAGAGATGGGCAAGCACCACGCTGAGATGGTCAACAAGATGCTCCTCACGGACGTCACGACCGTCGCTGCCAACAACTTCGAGTCGTTGGACAGAATCACAACTGGCAACAACCAGATGGCATCAGGCACCCATTACGACGCTGGAGACGAGGACATCTACTCCATAGACAGAAGCGCCAACACATGGTCCTTCGCTGAGGACAACGCGAACGCAAGTTCGACGAACAGGGCCCTCAGCCTAGACCAACTGGACACGCTCTTCCAGAACATCTGGGAGCGCGGTGGAAACCCGAAGGTCATCCTGACTGGATATGACACCTTAATGAGACTACAGCAACTGCTACAGTCCCAGCAGAGGTTCATGGAAGAGAAGAGAGTGACCCCCACCTACAACGGTGTGAAGGGTGTTCCCGGTATCGAGGCTGGTTTCATCGTGGCAACTTACAACGGTGTCCCGATCATACCATCCAAGGACGTTGTGAAAGACGGTATCAGCAGGATGTACTTCCTCGACACTGATTACGTGTACTTCAGCACAGCAATCCCAACTCAGTACTACGAGAGTGGTATCGAGACTGGCGACCCATTCGCCATCAACAGACTAGGTCAGGAAGGGCTATACCGAACCATGGGTGAGATATGGACCACTTTCTTCGGAGCACATGGTAGCGTGAGGGACCTGTCCTGAATTGGAGATAACAAATAGGTAAGGTGAAAAGATATGGCAGAAGAACTAACATTAAGCGGAACAGCAACAGCAACCCTAGTAGGGGCATGGGAACTCAGAGCGGGTTCCATGGACACTACCGAACACCTTGATGGAGCAGCAGACGTATCGTACCCCGGTGGGGGTCCCGGTACGTTCAACGCATCTAACTCGGATGGAGCAAACGGGTACGACCCAGCACCAAAGTTGGCACTAATCAACGTGACAGGCGGCGCAGATGGTGAGACAATCATCCTCGGTGGCGGAGCATCAGCGATCCTGAGCGTTATGTGCACCGATGCCGGTACATCAGCAGTAGCAGTTGGAGCATCCTTCACAGGACTAACAGCAACCTTGCAGTACCTAAGCGGCTCGGCAAACGTGACCACAGTGATGATACTGTACAACTGAGGTGGGTAAGTGCCCTCTGTGCGATACAATGGACCCTCGTTCTACAGGCGAAGCCCCGACGCTTACACGCCTGATTGGACAAGGGGAGAGGTTAGGGAAGTCTCACAAGAATGGGTTGATCAGTGGCGAACAAGACTGGTGGCTCCCTACTTCACCCTTGAAGGTGACGAGGCCCCAACGGTCGATGAGGGGAACGACGGCATACCTGACGATTCGTGGCGACGTGCTGACATCAGCGCGTGGCTCGGATCTCAGGGTGTCGAGTTCGCCGCATCGTCATACAGAACAAAAACGAAATTGCTTCAACTCGTGGACCAGCATCTGAACCCCCCGGCACCAGAGCCGGAAGTATTAGATGAGGAGCCTCCAGTTGAGGAACAACAGGAAACAGGAGAGTGATTAATACATGGCATTTGAAAGTACAATAGACACAAGACCAACAACAGTCGGCAACCTACTCATGGTGACCGGCACCTTCACCAACGGTGGAAGTGACGCAGGAGGAAACATAGACCTCTCAAGTCAACTTGCCACAATCGTTGCCGCTGGCGCTAACGCCGGTAGCAGCACCCCCGGAAGTGGTGCAGGAGTCGATGGAGTGTTCGCACTGATCAACGGAACTACCTTGGTCATACAGAACGTCAACGGTCAAGACGGCACATGGTTCGCTATGGGTCAACGAAGTTGATTCGGTAGGTGAACCCGATGGTTAAGGCACTACAAGTACTAGGACCGTTCACGCCTAAGCAATTTAGCGGAGCAGGCAATGACGGTGCTCTAAGCACCAGCATGACCACTGCTATAGAGGCCCTAACTGATTACGACGGTGCTAAGATAGTATCAGTAGAACCGATCATGGTCCTTGGTAATGTCTTCCTAATCGTCTATCAGAAACCATGAGAGTGAGGGATATGCATGGGGTTCGAGTTAAGAACGCTTGATATCGATGATCTCTCAGTGGCACAGAAGCAGAACGTGAGATACGCAACAAGCATCGGGGAGGGGAATGTTCTCTCAGAGGACAAACCCCTCGCCGGTGTCACATCCGAGCAGCGCAAACGGAACAAGAACGTAGGCGACGTGCTCAACATAGGCGCTGGTACGCGCTGCAAGCACTGTGGATTCCTACACTTCATGTGGAGGGAAACATGCGGTGCATGCGAAAGACCAATGGAGTACAACCTAGCGACACGGAGTGAGGAGGCCAGACTGTAGATGCCACAAGTTTTCAGTCCCGGTGAGCCAGAGACTAGACCCCTTGACCCAGAGGCCCTCGTCTACACCACACCACAGAAGGTCGCCGACCTCCTCGAGATCGGCCCACAGGACGCTGTGGCAGTGAGCGCAGATTCAGAGAGCACTGGGGTCTTCGTGACTGGTGCGAACTATCGCAACATCGGGTTCGCTGTGGGAGACACGATACTCATCTACAGCGATGCCGATCCCCTTGGTCTGGAGCGCACCATCACGGCCATCACATCGACGATCAACGGTGTGAGACTTGGCTTCGCATCATCAATAACGGCAGCGGACTACCAGAGCGCAGACAACACCTTCGTACAGAACACGGCGTCGTTCACCAACGGTAGGACGAGGGGCGTCACATTCGACAAGGTCAAGCAACTCATCCTCCGTGTGCAAGACAGGATAGACAACATAACGCACAACTCATGGAGACCGAACCTCGTCGCTGCGGAGTACATCAACTTCGACACCTACAAGCCATACAGGCGACGATACTACACCGACTATGTCGGTACCACACCACTCCTCTTCCGCAATGTCCAACAGATGCTACGCATCGAGTTGTGGCAGGGTGATGACTACAGGGAGATAGGTGCATCCGAGGCTCGCATCAAGATACCGGACGACCCACGATCACTGTCAGGCTCCATCGTCCTGTCTCCCGGCAATGGGAGCGCCGCTACGCTCACGACAGGGACGTCAAGCACACAATGGAGGGCAGACTTCGACAAGATAACCACAGCACAGAACCTCGCTGACCTCATCAACAAGGAGGACAGGGTCAGCAAGGCAGCCGTTGAGTTCTCACCAACCTTCACCCTCGAGGGTAGTACTTCCAATGTAGGAGTACATAACGAGTTTCTAGCAACCGCAAACGCGGACTATGGTAGCGGCCAAGTCAAGATAACAAGCATGAGATCCACACAGGCTGGTGAGTCATGCAGCATCGTGGTCACGGACAGCAACATAGAGTTGAACCAAGTGACGACCAAGACAGCAGTCGTCAGCAATGCCACCACGACTGTCCTGACCGTTGACTCCACATCAGGCTTCGCGGCTGCTGGGGTGCTGTCAGTTGGGGACACCGCCATCAGGTACACGGGCAAGACGAGCACCACGTTCACTGGTTGCGCCTCCGTCGTAGGCTCATCAGTGGATGACCTGAATGGACTCACTGTGACCCAGAACCTATTCGTGGTTGACCTACAGGGTGGGAGTTCCAGCGGTGACAGGGCAAGGCTCCGTGACTACTGGCTCGACCACGATCTGGGCATCATCTACTTCAACAACTCATACCCGTTCTTCGAGTACAACGCCGTCAAGGTGGCCTATGTCTACGGAGAGAGGTACTTGGAGAAGGCCATCGAGGACATCTGCACCAAGATGGTGGCCATCGAGTTGCTCCTCAGCGATGACAGGAGCGTCCTCATACCCGAGGGGTCACAGAACGTTGACCTCGCATCCAAGATCCAACTCTACCGTCAGGACATCGACAGGGCGCTACCACGGTACATCGAGGTGGTCTCTTTTGAGTAGACCATCGTTCGAGACGAAACTGCTGCTCAAGCAAGTCACTGATCACTTCAAGGCCAACGACGAACTGCAGAACCAACTACGTGACGCATTCTCACAGAGCCCCCAATCCCAGAGGGAGAGGATAGAGCAGGAGGAGAGGGACCTCTCTGACATAGCGGATGGGGAGGATTTGGACGAGGGTACGCTCTCTAGGGTGGAATCCCGAATGGTGAGTGAGAACACACTCTATGACAACTACGACCTCGATCTCAAGGGAGGGGCGATAGTCCCTGACACCCAGTCGTACTTGAGAAAGGTGGAGAACAACAGTGCCATACGGGCATTCGAGAGAACGGTGGTGAGGAAGCGTGGTCGCAACATTCAGTGAGGGAATAAATCTCGTCATCGACGTCCTCACCGAGAACTGGAACAGGGGCAACACGGATGGCATCAAGCCCGTGATCATCGACGTCGCTGATGTCAGCCCGGAGACCGGTAAGCGCCTCGACATGCGAAACAGGGACTACGTCATCGTCTTCGAGACAGCGCATAATGAAGAGACGCCCGAACTCCTCTACGACTTCGTCACCACTAGGATAAACATCACACTCGATGCGAGAACCATGAGAAGCCGCAAACAACAGCAGTTGATGGAGAATGAGATCCGTAGAATCATTCATACCAAGAGGAAGGGGGACGGCACGAACATGGACAGGCTCGTGTACAAGACCCGTACGGATCTCTCCGATAGGACCAAATTACTCTTCAGAACTACGTTTCAAGTCGAAGTTGTTATCTTCGCAGAACTCATCCCATAGGTGTAGGCATGCCATCGACAGTGTATAAGGGAGATTTGACCGAAGTCACATTCGGTCATGAGACGGGTGTGGTGCTACCGCACGACTACGCAGGATCATTCAAGTTCATCGCCAAGGCGGGGAACCGCGACCTCGTCAAGGACACCAGCATCATCACCTTCAGCGGTGGTGCAGCATCTACCCCAGTCAATAATGGAATACTCGCGTTCCCCATAGGTATGCTCGTGGGCTCCAAGGTAGTCTTCAGCATCAAGAGCACTAGCCCTGAGTTTAGCACTGATGATGACTTCTCCGTCTCTGGTCGTTCCTACACCATCATCAAGCATGCCGTAGTAAGCAGCGCGACAGAATTGACCATCACACCCGCATTGAAGGTGGATCATAGTAGCGCAAAGGAATCAAAGACGAATGATGTCATGGAGATCCTACCGTTCGCAACACCGTCGATGGACGTGTCGATGACCTACAATGCGACCGCCTCCAGCAGCGCAGAGCGAGTACTGACGGACCAGTTCGTAGGACTCGTCAACACGATATCACTACCTGAGACGAGGGTCGATCTCAAGAGGTATCACGTCGTTGGCCTAGGCCGTGACGTGGCCGTTCAGGTTCCGGGTAGGTTCCTCAACACGGGTGGTAGTTTCGAGTCCAACATGCACAATGCCAGATGGATGTACTACTGTCTCGGACATGAGGCGACCTCCGCCACTGGTGGGACGCTCCAGACAGGAGGGGCTACGTTCCTGACCGATGCCGTCATTTCACAAGGCGACTCCTCATTCACGTACGATGGTGGCTCATCCGCCCCTACGATAAACGGTGCAAGCCCAGCAGCAGTCGGTGCTGGTGATTACGTCATAATCGCTGACACCAACACCACCGACATAAAGACCTACAGGGAGACCGCGAGTGACGGGACATGGCCCACCAATGGAGCGAATTCAATATTGAGCAAGGCTGTCAAGCAAGAGATACGCAGGATCGTGGCTATATCAGACTCCTCCGGGTCAGGTAGGATATGGGTCGATGACCCACTGAACTTCTCCCACGCCGATAACACCAGCATCAAGTTCCTGAAGTATGAGGCTGACAGCACAAGGGGCAGCCCCCACATGACCACCACGAACACCAACTACGGGCTGATAACGAACCCAGTCGAGCGCATACTATTCTCACGTACGAATATCCCATCGTTCGCCATGGAGGTCAGCATAAGGAGGAGGGACACTGACAGCAACGAGGGGACGACCGATGGGTCGAACAGCGACTCCAAGCAACTCACACGAGTCTTTCGTGGGTGCAAGGTGACGAGTTTCAACCTCACAGCGGACACTGATGCGGCACTGAGGCTGACCGTCGACTTCGACTCGGCACTTGTCTACACGGACACTGGGAGACTCGAAACGGGTACCAAGGGTGACAGGTACGACACGCACAGGCTCTTCGAGGACACTGCCAACACCGAGGTGAAGAGGAAGGAGTCAGGCATCGCCAAGAGGACCCAGAAGCCCTTCATGTTCTACAATGGGATTATTACAGTGGCAGGAGTACAGGTCGGTCAAGTCGTCAGTTTCAACCTCAATGGCACCACTGGCGTCCAGCAGTACTACACCGTCAATGGCGCGAACGTCGCTGACTCCGAGACGGACCAAGTCCCCTTTGCTGGGACACGCAACCCATCTCTGGCAGTCGAGGGCAAGACTGAGTATGACTTGGAGATGGAGATCATCGTTGACGACCCGGTTTTCTACCACAAGATGAGAAGGGCAGTGGACCACTACGACGACGACACCAGCGACACCACCGATGCCGATATGATACGACTGTCCTTCACCAAGCAGGGTGCAGGTGCAACGAGGGAGTCAATCGACATCGTGATGGACGACTACTTCATCGTAGAGGCCCCTTTGCCCATACCCGAGGACAAGGGCCCCTTGCGATCCACCTTGAAGATACTTCCAAAGACGGTACACGTTATAGCCAAGGACACGCTGATGCATAGTTGAGGGATAGAGATGTGGCCAAGTGACATAGAGAGAGTTCGATACTTCAACAGGAATGGGCATGCTGCATACCTCGAGTGGTTGTGCGAGAAGACTGGCGCACCATTCAAGGCGGCTATGATGAACGTCAGAACCAGACCGGAGATCGATCGACTCTTCAAGCCTGAGTGGGTCAATGTCGCAGAGGAGGTTCTACCCACCCACACTGACTTCGCGGACTCCGCACATCCACCGGTCGGCGAGTACGAGAGACAGATGGACGAGATCCAAGAGAGGATACAGGAGGCTGCCGACAGGGGGCCCATACAAGAGGAGCCTCAACCAGAGCCAGAGCCAGAGCCAGAGCCAGAGCCAGAGCCAGAG